ATTATTGGTAGTGGATTTGGTCCTATATACAATCATATAAAGAGTTTATATTAAAGTTTAAAAGGTTATTAAATTGAAAAAGCCAGAGTTGTTTAAGCTCTGGCTTTCTTGTAAGATCAACTAACATGTGATCCTTACATACTCTTTAAAAAGACTCCCTCATTTGAGCATTGTTAAGAGGCTTAGGAAGTATATTAGTAGCGGGGAGTGGACTTGAACCACTGACCTCAAGGTTATGAGCCTTGCAAGCTACCAACTGCTCTACCCCGCTATATTTCTTTAAAAGAAATCAGATATATTTGGTGGTATATCTTCATCCTCTATTTCATTATTCTGTTCTTGTATCATGCTATAAGGCATTATCTCCCAGTTATTTAAGTTAGTATCATGTGATGATATAAACATAATAACCTGATCTAAAGATGTAACATCATCTATTATAGCTATCTTCCTCTTTAAATCTAATCTTATCATTCTAATTCTTCATAAAAGTTAGCTACAGAAGTAGTAGGTAACAAGTCATCTGTAATATCTATCTCTTCATCATCTTGTAATATTCCAGCAAATGTGAAATCTCCAAGTTTGTGATTAAAAGCAATCATATTAAAGTCAGTAACATTTAAGTCATCTATAATATGAATCATTTTACTTTCAAAATCAATCTGTAATCTCATTAGTTTTTGTTTTAGTTATTTATTTGTGTGGGAAGTATTATTTAGTACCTCCACAACCACATCCATTTGGTTTTTTCATCATTTTAGCTTTTAAGAGTTATTAAATTTAAGTTTTAAATCTTCCTTTATTTTAGCAGAATTATCTTTCTTCCATAAAGGTCTCATATTAGAATGATGAAAGCATTTATAAAGTTCCTCTTCTTTAGTTAAATCAAAAGAACAAATTGGTATTATATGATCTATATCCCATAAATTTCTATTCTCCCAATTCATACCATTTAAAAATAAAGATTCTATATAATCTCTAAAATAGTTATATGTACATCCCAAATATTCTACAGAACTTCCTTCTTTTTTGGTTTTAGCTTTTGTTAAAGCTTTCCATATTCTATTTCTGTGTCTCTTTTCAACCAGAAAAATAGAATCTTGTTGTGTTTTTAATCTTCTTAATTCATTTCTTCTTTTATTATAAGCAATTCCTCTTTTTTTAGCTGCTAATGCAACTTTTTCTTTATTACTATTAATATATTTTTCTTTCTGTTCTTTTACGCAATCTTTACATCTACCATGATAATCATTTATTCTATTTTCAAACCAAAAACAAATAAGTTCTTTTTCTTTCAAACATTTGTTACATATCTTTTTATTATTAATTATTGGATGTCTAGTTGCCATTAGTTCAATATTCCATTAAAATTTACTGGTCTTTTCCCTTCATCATAATGTTTTTGATCTCTTTGTTGTATTACAGATATAGGACTAATACCAGGACCAAGTAAATTAACCTCATGAAATCCATTATCTTCAGTAATAATAGACTCATATAAGTTAACTGCACCTTTATGTTTATCAAAACCCTTCTTTTGTTCTATATTTCCAGTAGAAGGATTATAAGATCCCCAAGGAGCAGTAGAAGTTTTAGATATTGGTTCTACAAAATAAGTAACTCCAGTCAGTTTAGATGTTACTGTAAATCTTCCTGTATCATCTGTATTAGATAGGAAGTCTTTTAAGATTTCTTTATTCATAATATTTATTTATTTTCTCATTATGCGATATGCAAAATAAGTACAAATATAAGTAAAAATTAAGATAATAGTTGTATCTTTACAAAAAATAAATAAAATGGAAGATAAAAACAAACCTGATGGTTGGATCTCAAAAGAAAGAGAGTTGAAATTAATGTATGGGGAAGATTTTGATTTAGATAAATATTGGAATCAATATGAATTATTATATGCTGATAAGTTTGGAATTAAGATAACAGAAGTTCCAAAAGAATATTCTGGTCCTGGAGGACATGTTTTAGTTTATCATAAAGATACTAATATTACAATTCAACCAGGAGATCCAAGAATAGATGAATATCTGAAAGAAGGTAAGATTGGGTATGGAATAGTTATGAAATCTGAAGAAAAATAGATCAAAAATATATAAAATTAAGAGGTTAGAAATAATCTCTTTTTTTATGCTATCTTAAAAAGTTGAAAGCTATACCCTATTATTATAGCTTTTTGTATAATTTAGGTTTAATTTAATGAGATATGGGAAGGTTTGTAAAGATGGGATAGGTATTATGAAGGTATGTATATTATTATAGCTTATATGCACCCAAAAGGGTATAATAGAAGATTATTTATAAGTAATATACCATATAGGGTATGGAACAATGTTCAATATATTAGTATGTTCAGTGACAATGAACAGTAACAGATAGTGAACAAAATTATTTTTTAAAATATTTTTTTAGAAATGGATTTAAAAAATGATATGTAATTGTGTGTTGGTAGCCCCCCACATCAATCCCCCCTAAGACTTAGGCACTTTTGCCTATCCACGTCTATAAAATTAAGAAAGATGAAAATTAAAGGTAAAGTAAATCAGTACGTTAACAAAAATGGTAACATAGTATTTGTGTATTCTCTTGAATGTGATGCAAAAGAACTCAAACAGTACAAAGACGTTCAAGGTGTCAACTATAAAGAACATGAAGATACTAAACTACCTCTTTATTGGACTATGAGACCTGTCAACGTTGGTGATACACTACATAAGACCACTAAAGGAAACTTTCAGGTCTATGCTGATCTTGAAGAACAGACAAAGAGATTCACATCTAAGGTTGAAGACCATAGTGCTAAGTTTGAAGCCATTAAACAGTGGGCAGGATTTAGCAAACATGAGATTGCAATGATGATGATGAAGGCTTAAAGTAACAATGGTGCATACTAATAGTAGTGTGCACCATTTTTTTAACAGAATGCCAAGATTGTTACATTTTTTAATATGAACAAAGGGGCAAATGTACTTCTTGATTCATCTTTGTTGCTATTTATACACTGATTATCAATGTTTTATTGGTAGTTATGTGATTTACACATCTGTCATACCCTCATTTCATCCCCTTTTTACAAAACTCATTATTAATCTCTATCTATTATTATAGCTTATTTGTTATCTTCTAAACACCATTTCTAATTCCTAAGATTAGACTGTAGTATTTACAGAGTTGTGAAGGGAAGTGCATTTTCTTTTAAGTATCTTAAGTATCAGGGGATTAAGATATTAGTTAATGTATTTTTTAATACTACTACCAAGTAGACTAACTAGACTTGAACAAGTCTTCCCCAAGATGAGGTTCAAGATTTATATAAGTAGGTCACTCGCTTATATAAATGAAATAAACAAGATGTGAATAACTTATGTGTTGATAAGAAACACTTTGATATTGATAGTACAAGTAGAGCGTACAGCATGACAACTCAAAGTCATGTAAACATAAAGAAGTGTGAGAAGCTTTGATTAATGTTTATAATTATGTTGCAACATAATGAATTTATCTACTTGTACTATTAGTAAATAATCTTTCTTTTGTTTATTAATGTAACTTACTCTCTTGAGTGAACTGTCTAAAGTCAGTGTAAATACAGATAGATAAACTTATTCCTCACTATTAAATTTAAACACTATGTATAACTGGCAAGATAAATGTTATCAATTTCTTATTGGTAAAGGATTTAACAGAAAACAAGCTCAACATCATTTATTTAACTTTGTTAGAGACAACATGAATGAAGATTTTCATTTTGATGTTGATACAAGAGTTACTGAATTAGAATTAATTAAAGTATTAGAAATACTTACTACATATTACAATGCTGAATTGTACATATATGAGTATGAAAACACATTTAATTAAGATAAAAGGTTGGTAAACCATAAGCTTCCAATTTTTATTCCTCATCTTTTAAATAACATTAAAATGATAACTCATAACATTTTATCATACAATCCATTTACTGTAGAGTTTATCAATTACTCTACTGGTACAACAGCAATTGAACATTATGCTGTTGTTCTAACCAAAAAAGAAATTGAAGCAGAATATGATTATGTTAGTTTTCCACCTAATAAAGTGCAACAACTAATTGATATGCAAAGTGAATCTGAATTAAATGCTCTTGAATCTCAGTCTACTGAACAATAAAAACACACAAAAGAGTTGAATTAAACCTCAACTCTTTTTTTTATTAATAACACTAAATTTAATCCCATGGATCATATAGCTAAACTTGAATCACTTATAAATGAGCTTCATAAGCTTGAACAAATACATGATAGAGATTCATTAAGACATTTAATCTATCAATATCAAAGAGAGTTAGAAGAACTAACAAGAATTAAACATGATGAATATGAAGAAATATAAATTATTTCAACCATTTAATATCAGGAGGAATGCCATTAATAGCTACTAAATCTTCAGCTTTTAAGTCTTTGGCTTTCTTCTGATATTTATTTAACTTCTTGTATTTAGATTGTTTCTTGGTTATTTTCCTTTCAGCAATCAATACAATGTTATATTTTGGTTTTAATGTATCCATCCAATATTGTTCCCTTTCAACTAACATTTTGAATGGTACATACTCTATTACTTCAAATAATAGTTTAATGCCTGAATTAAAAGCATTTTGTAACTTATAATTACAATGTGTCTTTTTATTTAAGTCTTTTAAATGATACCATTTTCTCAAACCTAGTGATACTGTTGAACCAATATAAATATCATTATTAACTTGGTTATAAATTTTGTATATACATGGATTATTCATAGTACCCAAACGTAAATAAATTGACACTAATTCCATAAATTTAACTTCTTTTTACAAAGTACTTTGAATTACAAAGTAGATTTTATAACACTAAATAAATAATCATGAAAAGAGCTGAACATAAAGATAGAATACTATTATATGATACAACTAAGGGAGGAATGCAAATATATTCAAACTCTCAATGGTTTACTAATGAGAAGAAAGTTCAAGTATTGACATTACCTAATAAAATAGTAATTAAAAAGAACTATTCTAACATGTCAGGAGCAAAAGAATATAAATTAAATAGAAACACTACATTTCATCCTGGAATACATGTTTATATTAGTTATAAATATCCAGTTGGAGAAATATATCTTGATATGGATGAAAGTAATGATGATCAATTAGTATTTTATATTGAAGATTTAACCACTAAATAAATAACATGAAACACATTAAAAAATATCAAGCTGGTTATTTTTTATTACTAACAGTAATATACTTAACCTATCAATCATTTATCTGCTTAAATCCAATGGAAATAGCAGCAATGATGTTTTTAAACTTGTTTATCTTATTCTTATCTATATCTTTCTTTAAACAAAGTTATAGAATAGGTAAAATACAACAAGAATATGATCATGGTGATCTAACACAATATAAAGATTACTAAAAAACAACCACTATTTATCATCATATGATCTCATAACTTATGTGTACATTAACAGCCTTCTTTAAGGTGAGAAGTTATCTGTGAATATGATAGATATTTAGTGGTTTATAATATAACAGTAGATTTTATAATATCCAAATATCATGCAATCTGGTTAGTCAGATGTATTATAATTTCTACTGTTTTTAAGATGTATACCTGAATAGAACAGACTTCTATGATGATTAGTGATGGTAATTGAAGTAAGGTAAAAAACATCCCTTACATTTTTTAAATAACAATATAAATAACAATATTATGCAACACAAAATAGGAGATACAATATATGTTCATGGATCTATGAGTATATCTAATGGATCATCTGATACAGTTGGTGGATTAGCTACAATTGAATCATTTAATGTATCTAAAACATTACCAGAAGGTCATATGAATAGTATATTTGTAAGATTTAAAGAATTACCTGGACATTCTTATAATTATTTATCATTACTTGATAAACAAGATGAATTAAAAGAAAGATATAATGAATCTTATGCTTATCCAGATCCTGATATTGATACACCTTGGATAGAATCAGGTGATATAGTTAATGGTGAGAAATATACTGGACCACCAATTTGGTAACAATATAAATAAACAAAATGGAAGATTTAATCAAAATAGCAATATTAATTTGGATATTAGTATTTATAAAAGATGTTAGAAAAGATATTCAAGAAACTAATAGGATATTAGAATCTATTAGAATAACACAAACTACAGTATATAAAGATTCAGTATCATCTCATAGAGATCTTATAAGATTAAATAAGCAAGAGATAGAAGATCTTGAATACATTAGAAATAAACAATATAAATAAACTATACAATAACACTACAATGTATAAAACTAAATATTATAAACTAAGAAAACATATCAATCCAGATATTAAAGTTGGAGATCAACTATATTTAATTGATGGTTCTGGATTACTTCCTGTTAAAGAATATAAAGATCCAATATTTATAGTTTCATCATATCCAGAATTATTTGGTACTGAAGAAATAATAAAAGACTTAAAGTTTACTGTTGTTCAAACAAATATTGAGGATATAATAACTCCATCAGTAGTTGGTACAGCATTATTATTAGATTGTTTAATTGAATATAATGGCTGTCAATTATATACATGTTCTTATTTTCTATCAGATAAAACTTCAGATGGAGATTATTTTATGGACATGTATGAAGATGATTCTAACTTTGTAGGAGAATATTAAATAAAACATAACTACTGCTTTTAATCTAAATAGTGATATAGTGGGTTGTAAATCAGTAGATACTAAGCTAAGTGATTGGAAGAAAATATATGATGAAATTAAACCATCATCAGATAATCATCCAGGAGCATATGCTTGTTAAAGATATGGTAGCTACAGGTGACAAATTTAATAATAATAATCAAATTAATAACCAGATAATTAAAGTTAAAGTTGGTTGAGGAACACCTGTAGCCTACTATTTTATTAAACACTAATTAAATAATACAATGAAAAAACTATTACAACAATTACTAAGAGATCTAAATAATGATATAGAAAAATATCCAAAATCAAGTGCCTTTTTATGTCACTTAATTCATAATCATGATGAATTATATAATTATTTTATATCTCAAATGCCTACTGAAGAATTACATCCTGAATTTTATAATCATAATTTATTTACAGGAGAATTTAGTTGGTGGAATCCCAGTAGTATAATGAAAGCAAGAAATCTTAATATAGTAGCATATACTGATGAATGGTATGCTTTAATTAAAGAATGTAATCAAGAAAGAGTAAAATTTATAGAAAAATTAATATCTATAAATTAAAGATACTGACAATATTTTTTAGCAACCTTGACTCAGGTATATGAGTTACTAAGTTGTATCATGAAGCGTGAGTGCTATGATCTTTGATAGGATACTTGAAAGCCTATCTTTTTAATTAAATAACATAAATATAATAACAATGAGTTTAGTATTAATTTTAACATTTATATGGATATTATGTATTATATTAATATCTGTTTCAGAAGAAGGTAGTACTTTATACTTCTTATCAATCGTATTTTCAATCATAGGAGTAGTATTTGTGCCAGCTATAATGGCTACTTATCCTATAAAGACAATATCTTCAGATATTAAACCTGATTATATAGCAATAGGTAAAGGTATAGCTACTATAAAAATAGGTGATGATGAAACTATATTTACTGATTACAATACTATAACAAATATAAAAGATACTTCTACATTTATTAAAACAGAAGGATTTAACATATTTGATTATTCTGTAAGTAGAAAGTATGAACTAAAGAAATAGTGTTATTTAATATTAAGAGGGTATCAGGAATGGTACTCTCTTATTTTTATAATACATAAATTAAATAACATGAAAAAAGATAATTACATATGATGTGGATATCAATATTATTACTTCTAATAATCTTTGGTTATGTATGGATACCAGAATGGACTAAAAAAACAGTATCTCAATATCCATGTATTAAACATACAAATAAAGGATATGTGATATATAATAAAAATGGTGAATATAAAACAACAGGTGGTAATTGGTGGAGTTATTCAGATATGGAACATTGTCATTATATTCAAACTTTAGATAAAGCAATTGAAATATTTCATAAGTTAGGATTGGCTGTAGTTGATGAAGTTCCTTTAGGTAGAGTATATGAATTAGAACATATTCAAAAGGAAAAAGAGATTAAAGCTAAGACTGCATTACTTGAAGAAATAATAGCTGTTGATAAAAAGAATGGAGAAAATACTGAAGTATTAGAATCAATATTATTAAGACAAAAAGAAGAATTATTAATACAAACAAAATAAAATGATATTTGGATCAATATTTAAATCAAATAAAGATATGAAAAAGACAAAAGTATTTGCACATGAAGGTAAAATAGGTATTATACCTGGTGATCTAAACATATCTATGGATATGGAAAATGATGAATTAATATCAATTGAAAACTTAGAAATAACTAAGGAAGCATTTGATATTATTACTGAAAATATTTCAGCTGAAATATTAGTAATTAGTGGATACTTTGGTTTTCCTGGTATTAATTCAAAAGTTCTTTCTAAAGGGAAATCAATTAGTGAATATAAAAGATCTGAACTTAAAGAACAGATTGTTGAAGACATTAAATTTGAAGAAGAAGAAGAAGATATTTATCAAGAAATGGTAAAAGAGATGACACAAGATTAAACTTATTTACTTATTATACAAAAGGAGGTTGGTTGTGTGGGTGATAGTAAGTAATTCAAGTAACAATGAATAAATCTGGGAGATGTTATATTCTCCTGGATTTATATTAAAAACAAATAAAATGAAACAATTTTTAACAATTTTATTATGTATTTTACTATTTACTATAAATAGTAAAGCACAATGTCACGATTATAATTGCAATCTTAGTTTTTATCTTCCTATTTTAGCAGGAGATGTAAACACAATTAATAATATTCCTGGAAACAAATGTTTTATAAACAATACAAGTACTACACAAGTAGTGTCTACTGCTATCAATTTTAATAATTGGACAAAAATGACATTTGCAGCTGAGAATACAGGTAGTATTATAGTTGAACAGACACTTAATATTAATTCTGGACAAGAAGTATATCTAAAGGGAGAAATAGTCTTAAATCAGCTTAATATGAGTGCTGGAACAGATAGTTCTATTATTTATGTAGAAGATAATGCTAATATAGAAGTTAATTCAATACATTTTGCTAATAATACACATAATTATGTATATTTAGGTGAAGGAGCATTATTTTATATTAATAGTGAATCATATGAAGTTGGTGATATATTTCAATTGGGGTCTAATCCAACTAATATAATTACATTTGTACAATGTCAACAACCTATTATATTAGCTCCTGCATTTGAGAAGTTCTTTATTAATGATCTAATTATATATTGGGTAGTTAATGGAAATAGTGTTATTATACAAAAGAAAGAAGGAGATAATTGGATAGATTTATACCAAGAAGTAGGAGAATCTAAAGGTACATATGTACCTAAAGAAGAAGGATATTATAGAGGAATGTCTGAATATGGACCATCTGATATAGTATATTTCAAATCTAATATTGAAAATATATTGTATAATCTAAAAGGACAAAGAATACTTAATCCAGAAGCTAATATACCATATATTAGAAATGGTAAAAAATACATTATTATAAACTAAATTAAACTTATTAAATCTTATGAAAAATTTACAACAAAGAGTTACAATATTGGAATCTAAATTCCAAGGAAGGATTAATATTCCTGCACCAACAAAAATGTTTATATCTAATGCTAAACAAGCAATTAAAGATAATCAAATTGTATCTTTAATAGATTTTGAAGAGAATGTAAGTAGAAAGAAAAAAGAATTTCTACTTAGAAGATAAATGTGTTATTTACCTGGATAATGAAATAGTAGTAGTTATCCAGGGTTTTTAATTAAAAAATAAATACATGAGAAGTGAAATAATACAGAGAATATTAGATAATATTACTCCAGAAGATTACATGAGAGTGGAAAGAGAAATGGATATTTGGTCACCTGAATATATCTATTCTGATTGGTATGATGTTGACTATGATTGGACATTAGCAGATTTTGAACAAACTTGTGGCTATCATTTAGATGTGCAATATTGTTTACCATATAGAGAATCCATTCAGAAAGTTAATGAATATGCTAGGACTTGGGATACAAGAAGAAAATCAGATTATCATAAAGTAGATGGTTATTATCCATATAAAAGAATAGAAAGAATATTAGAAAATAATATAGGTAAATCATTTGATGGAGCATTTTCATATTATTGTAGAAAATCACCTAAATATCAACAAAAACTATTTGAAGAAACTATTAATAGAAATTGGAGTAGAAGATGGGGAAAAGATTATATAGTTGATGAAAATGGTTTAATACAAGGTAATCCAGATAGACATAAGAAATGGTATAATTGGATTAATCCACCCTATAAAGTAAAATCTTGGGATCATAAAGGTGAAAATCAATGGATTCATAATATTACTGGACAAATTGGATTTGAACCTTATAGTTGGGAAGATGCAATTGAATTTAGAAAGAAACATAAGTTTAAATATATAAATACTCAAGGTAAAATATATGAATTTCAGTCTAAAGATTACAGATATTATAGATGTAAGAAAGAACAAGAACAGAAAAGAAAGAAATATAATAGACAACTTCCAGATTAACAAATTGTATTTAGTTATTTTCAACTGGAAGTATGTATTGATCAGCAACATTGCAATAACTTAAATTTTAAATATTATGCGTTAGGTAAATAAAAAATTAATACCATATTAGAGCTATGGTTGGATTATCCTATTGTTTGGGATTATTTTATGTGGACATCATTAACAACTGTAAAAAGTTACAGTAATTAATAACTGAATATGATATATTTGAAATAGATTAATGATAAGAAATAAAAATAGTTTAGGTGTGCTACCTAATATAAATAAAAAACCTGTATATCAATGATGGGTTCAATAGGTTGTAAGTGAAAGCTCAAATTTTTAAATAACACAAAAGAAATGCACTTGTAGGTTGAGTGTTGAAACCTTCTTTACAAATTTTTATATTTAACATTTTAAATTTTTAAAATTATGGCTAATCAAGCTAATGTTGTTGAGATCAATGAAGGTCAAACAAAAATTTTCACAGTATCTGCTGCTAATTATATTGGTTCAAAAACTAAACCAGCAACAGCAGATAAGAACCAATTAATGCCAATAGTAATACCAACTATTGAAGGTGGACAATTACCAGAAACAGCAAGAATATTGCCTGGTACTATTGCTCAAAGAGCTGGAATTGAAGCTGGTAAATCTTATCAATTATCAGTAACAAATGGTGGACCAAGACCATATGTTGACAAACAAACTGGTGAAGAAAAAGTTGGTACTCAGTGGAATTACTTAGTTCTACACACATTATCATTTAAAGATTTGCGTGATATTCAGAATGAGCAATCTTCTGTATCAGTCTCAGCTAAAGTTAAAGCAGAGAATCCATTTGCATAAGGATTAAATCTTATTTTAGTTTAAGAAAGGGAGAGTAGTAATATTCTCCTTTTCTTTTTTATTTATTAAATAACACAAAAAATAAAATATGACAGATATATTAGATGAAATCAGAAAAGAAGTAAAAGGGAAAACACAAGTTTCTATTGAATATTTTCATAAAGCAATAGCTATGGTAAATCCTACTATATTAAGAAATTTAAAACCAGATATATTAAAAGTAGGAGATATATTAAGAGTAGATAATAGTGGATCAGTACAACATCCTGGAGTTATATTTAAAATAAAAGGAGATGATGTATATTGTCTTGTAGCATCAAATAGTGAAGTACATAGTATAAAAAAAATAACTAATTCCAGATTTCTTAAAGGGTATTATACTTATACTATAATTAGATATAATAAAAATATGGTATTAGACAGGTGGGTTGGTACATTTGATAATATGAAAGAATTAAGAGTAGCATTAAAAGAAGTTAAACAATTTTACAATAAAATATTGTAATGATATAAGATGTGAAGCTCAGGTTGGTAAGAGCACCTGAAGATTAATCAGGAGGTTGGAGGTTCAATCCCTCTCACATCTACAAATTTTAAATAACATATAAAAAGTAAATAATGAAAGATCCAAGAGATTTATTAGCATTAGAAGTAGTAGAATTAAGTAATACACATAAGGCAATGTTATTAAATCATTCTACAGGAGTTGGTAAGACTCTTACATCTCTTAAAATATCAGAAACTACTGTAAATAATAAACATTTAATAGTACATGCTGAAACTACACATAAGGATAATATTTTAGCTGATATAATTAAATTTGGATATGATCCTGAAAATTATGTATTTAAAACATATAGAGGATTAAAACAAGAAGCTGGAAATAGTTATGGATGTATAATTCTTGATGAAGCTCATAGGATAACATCACTTAATTCAACATCTCTTAGAAAAATTATTTGTGAGAAATTTATAGCATTAAGTGCTGAAGTTCCATCTCCCAAATTACAACTATTACAGTTATTAGCTCCTAAATTATATACACATAAAGTAGATTTAAAATTAGCTATAGAACTTGGTATATTACCAACTCCTAAGATTAAATTACATTGGTTAGATTTAGATAATGAAATAAGAAAAGAAGTAGTATTATCTAATTTATCTAAAACTGGTAATAGTAAATATGTAAAATCTTTTGAAGAATATATGTTTTTTATGGATGGACCTGGAAAATGGGTATTTACTATTAAAGCATATCTTACAGATAAAGAACATTATGATTACATTAATAATCTGTATGCTAATTATGATAATAAGATTAAAGAATTATATAATGAAATAGTTAAGAAGAATCAAGAAATTAGATTAAATCCTTCTTTAAGATATGTATATGACATAAATGGTCTTTATGAAGAACAATCTAAAATTAGAAGAATAAAGAAATTACTTGGTGGTAGAAGAAAGAATTTTGTATGTGATACTAAAAATGATTATGTAAATACATTATTTCATAGTCTTAAAGGTAAAAAGATTGCATTTACTAATTCTATAGCCTCTGCTACATCTTTATCTAAAAATCATATACATAGTAAAGTAAAGGATAAAAAGCTTGTTACAAGGAGGATAAGTGACTTTAAAGAAGGTATTATTAATGAGTTATCATGTTCCAACATGATGAAAGAATCACATAATATACCTGATTTAAAACATGTAATACTACAACAGATGGATATATCTACTTTTATTGGATTTATTCAAGTAAGAGGGAGAGCATTAAGATCAGATAAAACAATACTGCATTTGATATTACAGAGTAATACAATTGACACAGAAATCATAAAACAGTTACAAGAAAATAAATTATTATGATGGAATTTAAAATAGGAGATATAGTTTCTAAGAAATCTGGAAAACCATTTAAAAATGGAGAGAAGATTGATGAAATAGAATATTTTACAACTAATGAATTACATCCTAAAAAATCAGATGCTGCATTCATGAAAAATAGTAAGACTATTGTAACATTAAATACTTTAAAAATAAAAGAAAAAATGAGTAAATTTATAACACCAGTCTCCATGAAGGTGACAAGAGAAGAGTTTAATTATTTAGAAAAAGAATTAGAAAAATTAGGATATGAAAGTTCATTAATAGGGCTTATATATCCAGTGGATAATTATATTGCTACTAATTTAGGTAATACAAATAATTTGTTTTCCAACATAGATAATGAAACTATTAATAGACATGACAGATATTACATAGATAGTTATAATCCTGAATTATTTCTTGCTTTAGCTGCTATGACAGATAATTATGATCCAATAGTTAGAGAATATATGATTTGTATTTATGATACAGTTAATTGTGAAATCAATAGTAAAGTAGGAGATATTATAAAAATTTTAAGTTTTAATGATAATTCAAAATGGAAACCTAAACAAACAGAAAAAGGTCATTTTGGTACTGATTGGTCAAGAAATCATTATAGAAAAGCTACTAAAGAAGAATTAATTTCTCATTTCTCTAAAGATACTTTTGTATTACCTGAAAGATGGGTAGTTAAAGCAGATGGTAAAGGACCTATTGGAAAATATTTTGATAAACAATGCAATACTTGTATATATGATTTTAGAGATGGTTATTATCATAGATTTGGAAAAAATGGAGATGATATAACAAATCCTAATAAATTATCAAATTTACAATTTCATAGTTATTCAATAATAGATGATCATACTGAAATTACACAAGAACAATTTGAAAAATATGTATTAAATTCAAATAATAAACAAACTAAAATAAAAATGAAACATACAATAACATTAGATCAATTAAGATTAATCTTTAATGTAGCTTGTGCTAATTGGCAAGAAAAGATTAAAGTATATGCTGGTAGAGCAGTATTTCCACAAGTAACAGTTGATTTTACAAATGATGAAGTAAAAACAATGTATAGTGCTTCTAATTCAGAACAAAAAGCAGTATTAGATAGTATATTTACTGAATATAATAAGGATAATAATCCATTTATAGAACATAAAGATAATGCAAAACTAATAGCTGAATTATCTAATACTTGTTTTGGAGGAAGTGATACAATTGAACTTTCACAATCTATTATTTCAATGAGAAAATTACCTAGTAATTTAAGAAATAGATCTTTCTTTGTAAGAGGTTCATATCAAGTGATATTACATGAGAAAGAAGGAGCTGGAACAATAATTGAATTCCAGAAAAGATAATGTTTAATTTAACATATAAGGAACTTATTAAACTTCTTAAAGCAGCAATTGAATACTGTAGTGGTAGAGAGATTAATGAAAAGAAGTTTAGTGAGTTCCTTAAATATAAAAAGATAAAAGATGAAGACAATTAATATTATAAAATTAATAGTTTTAATATGTGTAGCATTTATGCTTGTAGCATTTATATTAGAATGGAATGATAAGATCAATATTGGATATTGGATGATATTCTCTCCTATATTAGTAGTACTTGGATTATTAGGAGTAGCTACTTTAGCTTGGGTAATATTTTTATTAATAATGAATTTTAAATAATGAAAAGAAAAGAAAAATTTCCATTTACTAAATTACAATTACTTTGGCTTAAAAGATTAGAAAAATATCCAGAAAGACAAATGAGTTTTAGATTAGGTGAATTATCAAAAGAAGATACTGGTAAAGGTGCAATGAAATATAGAGCTTGTTGCTTAGGAGAAGCAGCAATATGTATGGTAATGGTAAATAAAAAGTCACCAAGAATATTATTAGATAAATCAAATGGAAGAGAATTACATGAACAACCTAATGCTAATGGATCATCAACTGCTTTAACTCATACATATCAAAAATTAAATTTAAGAGATAATACTGGAGCATTTAAAAAGAAATATCTTTCATATGGATGTTTAATGGATATGAATGATTCTACTAAAATGTCTTGGACTGATATAGCTAAATATATTAGAGAAAATCCTGAAAATGTATTTACTAATTTAAATAAAGTTAAATAATGGATGAATTTTTAATACCTAATGCATCATTGAAAAGATTAATTAATGAATATATAAAATATGAACAATTAATAATATTAGTAGATTTTGATAATGTTTTGTATGATTATTATAATATTGGATCAACTCATAACATGGTAATTGAATTAGTTAAAGAAGCTAAATTAATACTAAATGCAGAAATTGTAATATGGACAGGAAACATTAATATAGACTTTGTAAAAGAATATTGTACAAATAATAATATTATTTTTGATGGAATTAATGAACATAGCCAAAAATCAGTAAATTATTATAATAAATTAGGTTCAGAACCAACAAGGAAGATCTTCGGAAATATTTTAATTGATGACAGATCGGGAGCCATACAAGTTTATCAGGAGTTAGAATTATTAATTTGGCTGGTTAAACAAGGAATATTAAAGAAATAATAGAATAAGGTTTTGTTCAAAAAAAACACAAGTTTTCTTATTAAAGAGTGCTGTAAAATGAAGTGGTAAGACGAAAAGACATGGATTTTTATGGCACTCACTTTTAAATTAAACAAAACAAATAAAATGGAAATAAAACAAACTTTTACAATAGATTGTAATACATGGAGATGTGGAGATAATGGAAAATATAAATTAGGTGAAGGAAATACTGCATTACTTAATGATGAAGGTTTTATGTGCTGTCTTGGACAAGTAGCATTACAATTAGATGTTCATGAAGCTGATTTATTAGGTGTTGGAGAGCCAGAAGGAGTTGAATCAGATACCATACTTGGATTATTGGTAACAAATGAATGGGATGAGGATTCTGAAAATGATATAAAACATAATACAGTATTATCTTCAGAAGCTATGGGAATTAATGATAATGGCAATACAACTATTGAAACTAAAATAAATGATCTTAAAGAATTATTTAAAGCTGATGGATATGGTCTTGAATTTATAAATATACCAGCAGATGTCAAACAACAACAGTGATATAGGATTTGAAATATTTCTTACATTAGTCATTTTATTATGGATGTTTGTAGGATATAGAGCTAGTGATAAAGTAGATATTTTAAGAAAGGAAATTAAGACCCTTAAATATCAATACCAATTCAAAGATTTAGAAATAGAGGCTTGGAAGAATAAACATGAAGAAGATTCAATAAGTATATTAGAATGTATAGAACAAAGAGAAGAATTAATTAATATTTTAAACAAAAAATAATGTCTAAAGAAATAGCATTAATTACACCAAATCAACTAATTGATGAAGGAATTAAACATCAGTTAACACAAGGAGATCTATTAGAAATAGTAGCTGATAATAGAATATCAGAAATTAACAGACAAATAAATATATTTAATAAAAGAGCAGATGTAATAAGAGAAAATATAAGATATAAAAATGTATTTTCTTCATTTATTGATACTTTTAAATTAGAGCTTGAAAAAATATTAGAAAGAGAAATTGATATTAATAATATATCTATTGATACTCATAGCTCAGATAGAGAAGATTATGTTTCTTTATATAGAGCACATATATATCAACAAAATGCTAAAACAGAAATATTAAGAACACAACATGAATCTTTTTATTTATGTAAAAATATTAATTTTACTTTAGTTTTAAAATATACAGATAGTAAAAAATTAACTAATGTATATGGAGACATAATTGTTAATGGTTCTTCAACAGAAATTTATGAAAGACATGTTAAAATAACTCCTAAATATATTAAATTATATCAAGGTTATCAGAAAGAAATGAAAGAACATAATGAAGAAGTTAAAGCATATGCTGAAACATTTAAAGGAGTTAATTTAAATCAAGATAAGTTTATTAGAGATACAAGAATAGCATTCAATAAACAATTATTATCTTCTAAATCTCCAGATTTCAAAAAGAAATTAAAATCATTTTTTAACCTTGAATTAAATGCAGGATAATAATGGATAAATTATATGACATAATGATGATTTTAATAGTAGTTTGTGTAATATGTATGTTTATTACATTTTTCTTTATGATTTGGAATTATAATCCAGTTCAATGGAAAGTATTAGCTACATTATTTTTGTCAATTTTTGTACTATTTAATGCTACTAAAATAATTGAAGATGAAATTTAATAATTAAAAACAATAAACAATGATAACATTAGCGACATTAAATGAAGCAACAGAGCAGGAGATTTTTAATCAAGTCAGTAATCATTTATTAACACAGAATAAAAAATCTGAAAGAAATAATAAATGTGTATATAGAAGTCCAGAAGGTTTAAAATGTGCAGCTGGTTGTTTAATATCAGATGAAGAATATAATCCAGCAATGGATTCATTTGGAGAAGGTACTTCCTGGGAATCTTTAATAAAAAGAGAATTAATAGGAACAGACAAACATCAATTTATTATCGGAGACCTTCAAAGAATACACGATGATTATTATCCTGATAGATGGAAAAGTAGATTACAAGATTTTGCTGAAACAAACAATCTTCAATGGACATTGAATTAAAACAAAAATTAGTTGCATTAGATGTTAAAGATCTTACAGCAGCTGAACTCTATCTACATGCTATTGATAATAAATTAGATTATACTAAAGTAAAAATTACAGCAGCAGATAGAAAAAGATTAGAATCAATGAATAGTAATGATCCTATAACTGATATTATTAATAATAGAGTTAAAGAATACAGATTATTATTCAAAGATACAAGAGGTGAAGGAGAACAAGGACAATTAAGACTTGTTCTTCAGAATCTTTTAAAATTCTTCAAACAGAATCCAGAATATGATTTTGATGGTTTATTAAAGATTACTAATCAATACATAAATAGTTTTTATGGTGATTATAAATTAATGAGACAAGCAGATTATTTCCTTTATAAGTTTAAAGGAGGAACATGGATTAGTCCAATAGAAGAATATATAGAGTTAAATAAGAATGGTAATAAAGAAACAGGAGGGAAAAAGTTTATATTAAAATGAGAATATTACTTAATTATTAAATCCATTAAATGGAGTTTGAATACAAGACCATAAGTCAAGCAGGACAAGAGGCTTATGCTTACATGAAAGCCAGGAAAGAAGGAACAGTTAAATCTTTAAAAACTGGCTGGGGAAAATTTGATAAAGAAACACTTGATGGATTAGAATGGCATACTATTGTATTAGCAGCTGGAATGAGTGGTTCAGGCAAAACATTGTTCTTAAATCAACTTGAAACTAATCTACATGATATGAATCCAGAACAGGATTTTATATCAATTTCTATGAATTTTGAAATGCTCTCAAGAACTCTAATGATCAGAAAGATGAGTTCATCAAGAGAATTAACAATGAAACAATTACTATCTGCTGATGATGATCATAAAATGACAGATAAAGAGTTAGCATCTATTAAAGATGAATTATTAGCTATGGCTAAATACAATATATTTTATATTGATAAGCCACAATCCATAGCACAGTTAAAGTATATTATAAATCAGTTTTGGATAAAGTATAAGAAGCCAATGGTAGTTTCTTTAGATCATACTATTCTTGTTAGAAGAAGTGCTTCTGATTTAAATACAAATGATATGTTGTATAATTTAGGAGAAGCTTTAAATGAAATGAAGAAAGAATATCCAATCATATTTGTTATTGCATCTCAACTTAACAGAGAAATAGAAGATGTTGATAGGATGAAAAGACCATCAGCATTACAGTTTCCCAAAAAATCTGACGTATTTGGAAGTGATAGTATATATATGTATAGTGATACTGTAATTATAAATCATAGACCATCACAACTTAATATAACACATTATGGACCAGAAAGATGGGAAATAACAGAAAATGATATATTCTGGCATATATTAAAGAATAGACAAGGGTCTACTCCAATACTTAAAATGATAGCTGATTTTAAACATATGAGAATTGTTGAAGATCAGTATTTTGAAACAAAATTAACAGGATAAATGATAGAAAGATTTGAAGAAAGGACATATAATGAACCAGGAATTAGAGAGTCCAAACATATTAAAAATGGTAAAATTCAATTAGAATTAGAATGCAGAGGAAATGATGTTAAATCATTAATAGAATTTAAAAGAATTGTTGGAAAATTATTTCCAAAAGACATTACTACTTCTATTATGACAGGACATTCTATTAAAGTATATATAGCTGCATGGAAAGAAGGAATGTGGAAAACAAGTGATACTTCATTTAATATTCCAATATTTAAGATATGACAACTAAAAAACCATTTACATTAAATAAGAAAATTCATATTGGTTTCTTTCCTAAAGAATTGGAAATATTACCATTTAGTTTCTCTATAACTGGTAGAGAAGGTATATTTACAGTAACAAAAGAATTAAAGGACAAATATCCTTATAAAGAAACTGGCATAGGGCAAAGACATGAAATACCAATAGATGAGTTTGAGTTCTCATATACTTTTGAACCTTGGAGTCCAGGAATACCTAAAATGGAGGCTCCAGTAGAACATGAAGATGCTTTTATGGAAAGATGGAGTTTAAGAGATTTATTCTCTATATATAATAATGTTCCTGAATCTAATAAAATATGGCTTAACAATTTAATAAACAAATATAATAAAAAATGAGTAAACAACAGGAAGCAGCTTTAGATCTATTAAATAGATTAAAGAGAGCTAACAAAAAAGCCAGGGAAACAATGGCAATTAATAATGGATATACTTCATTCTCTGATGCTAAATTACAGTTAGAGACAGTGATAGCTGGTAAGAGAAGGAAAACTCCACCAAAGGCTTCTAAAGAGCTTACAGATATGGTTATTGCATTTGATACTACTGGATCAATGTCAAGTTATATTGAAGCTGTTAAACAACATGTGAGAGAATTAATACCAAAATTATTTAAAGAAAATCCTAATCTATTAATATCTATAGTTGCATTTGGTGATTATTGTGATATGAAAGGAAGAGGAGTATTTGGTGATGCTTATCAAGTTATTGATTTAACAAATGATGAAAATAAACTAATCAATTTTGTTAAGAATGCTAAAGATACAACTGGAGGAGATGGAGATGAATTTTATGAATTAGTAATTAGAAAGATTAATACAGAAACATCATGGAGAAAAGGTAGTAACAGAAATGTATTACTTATTGGTGATTGTTCACCACATGGTGTTAATTATCAATATGAAAATTATGTAGAAAGTAAAATTGATTGGAAGAGTGAAGCAGATAAAGCAAGTAAATTAGGTATTGTTTATGATACATTAAGTATTTTAGGTGCTAAATTTTATGTAGAGTTAGCTAAATTAACCAATGGTGTTTGTTTACCATTTAGTAATTCTAATAAAATGTCTGATGTAGTTTATGCAACTTCTATGGCAAGAGGTGGTGAAACAACCAAATCTGCATTTATGTCAACAATGAAATCTAAATCAATAGTTGAAGATGTAGAAATGTCAGCTGTGTATAGTACTTATTCAAAAGAAATAATTAAATAAATATGAGTAAATTAAAAAGTTTAAAGGTAAATTCAGTACTTTCAGAAAATTCTTATTTTAAGGTTTTATCTATTAATAAAGATAATGTAACAGTTATTGATACTAATGGTATTAAATCTAATATTAGTAATGATTATGTAGAACAAATATTGGATTCTGCTGATTATTTTACTAAAGAAGAAAAGAAAACTAAAACTGAATTAGCCGATCTTCTTATAAATAATCCAAGAGTAGCAATGACAGTTGCTTTTTATAAACAAGATACTCCTAAAACTGCTAAGGCTTACAAAGCGGAAAAGGATGCTAAAATTAATCAGATAATTAATGCATCTTTAGGTAATACACAAAAGTTATTAGAAGAACTTGTAGATAACCCTATTCTTAAATATGTACCTGGTGCATTAAGAGTAATTAAAGGATTTCATAGATCTTCAGATGTAGATGAATTAGGAAGAATAACATTTATTGATATGGAATTGGATGGAGAAATAGATTCTAGAAAAAGACTTATTGATACAAGGACTATTCAGTCTATTATTTTCAATAATGTTAAGTATAATTTAAAATAAAAAATTAATGGCTAATTTAATAGCAGTAATGGGAATGTCTGGAGGTGGGAAAAGTACCTCAATGTTAAAAAATGATGAATTTAACATTAAAGGATTAGATCCAAAAGAAACATTTGTAATTAATGTTTCAGGTAAACCTCTTCCAGGAAGAGGAAGTATGAAACTTTATTCTTTGGATAAAACACCAAATGATGGAGGAAATCATATTATTTTAAAAGATCCACATAAAATAGCACAAACAATAACTTATGTTGATCAGTCAAGAAAAGATATCAAAAATCTTATAGTGGATGATGCAGGGTATATCATGGGATTTGATGTAATGGACAATATCAACACTAAAGGTTTTGATAAATGGACAGGTTTGGCAGCAAATTTTATGAAAGTTATTAATGCTGCTAAATCAGCAAGAATGGATCTTAATGTTATCTTTACTTTTCATACAGAAATGGGAAAGGATGAGAAATTAAAGATAAAAACTGCTGGAGCAATGATAGATAACACCATATATTTAGATGGTTTATTTACTATAATTTTAGAAGCAGCAATAAGGAAAGAAGGAGAGGTAATTAAATTTGGATTTCTTACAAGAACAAATGGAAATTCAACTTGTAAATCACCAGCAGGAATGTTTTCAGAAGAATTTATTCCTAATGATCTAGGATTTGTCTTAGATGAAGTAGAAAGTTATTATAATGGAGAATAGTTTAAGAGAAAATAGAATAAATAATAATTTTAATATTAAAACAAACAAACAATGCAACTAAGCAAAAAAAGATTGACAGAGCTTTGCTCAAATGGTACCTTTAATGAGGTACATTCAACATTAGAATCAGAACAAGGTATTACAATACCTAAAATGACATTGAAAAATGCAATTAAAAATTGTGGACTTTCTTGTAAAAATGCAAGAATTTCTATTAGTATCATAGATGATACAGAAAGTGATGGAGATATTATTGGATCAACCAATACATATTTTGAAGAAACAGAAGTTTCTCATCCAGCATCACAAGTAAATAATTATTAATTAAATCAATCTTAAAAATAAAAATATAATATATATGAGTAATCAGAATCCATTTATTACACCCAACAAAGAATACATGAAAGCTGGGATAAATGAAAATGTAGTAATTAAAGAATTTAGATATGAGTTTACTGAGAAGTATGAAGCATGTGTAATTGTATATGGTATGGGAGAAGCAACAATGAAAGATATGATCTTTCCTGTTAAACCAGAATATGCAAATCCATTAAAAAGGAAAAATAGAGAAACTGGAGAAGAAGAAGAGGAAACTAAAGATGAAGCTATCAATAGAAATTGGGGATATAAAAATAATAAATTAAGAAGTATTATTACCAATTTTGTTACTGATGCTCAATTAGATGAAGCAATGAACAAAGCTAAACCAGCTACTTACAAAGAAGCAATTGAGGTTTATGTTAGTTTATTACCAGCAGATTTCTCTACAAGAAAAGGTAGATTATTTACTTGGTATAAGAAAAATGGTTTTCTTGAAGTTCCTGATAGAAATGATGCATTAGTAGGTAAAAGATTATTTACTTTAGATCCAGAGAACAACATGACTATTAGTTATGCTCCAAATCAAAGTAAATTAACAAGACCAGCACCATTAGATCAAGCTAATACTGCTACAGCAGATGTAGCTACAACAGGTAATGCTGATGACCTCCCTTGGGGTTAATATTCTTTGGCAACCTTATATAAATATTAATGAATTAATGCCACAAATAGATCAGATGAAAGTCTGGTCTATTTTATGTGGCTATTCTGTTAAACCAGATGAAAAGATCACAAATCCATTAAGAGGAGATGAACATCCTGATTGCTGGATTAGTAAAAGAGGAATATGGTATAGATTATTTGATTATGCTGATCAAACATTTAATAGTATGTCTATTATTGCAGCAATACAATATAAATATAACTGTAATGTTATTAATGCTTTAAATAAACTTAAAGAACTTAATAATGGAGTAGTTGATAATTATATTAAAATTGAATATGATACATACCATGATAAGTCTAAATTTAACTTTAAATTAGATTACACACCAAGACACTTTATTGTAAGAGATAAGAAATATTGGGAATTAAGAGGAGTAAGTAAAGAACAATTAGAAGATGATGGATTACAAGCTATATATAACTATAGATGTAATACTAAAAGATTCCCTGATGATTATTTTTATGCTTATCCATTACAAGCATTTGTTATTAAATTTGAATCTGGTAATGTTAAGATATTCTTACCTGAAACAAAACAAAGATTTATAACAAATTGTACACAAGAAGATATTGGTGGAAAATTTAATAAAGAAGGTGATCAATTAATTGTAGCTAAATCATATAAAGATTATAGACAATTAAAGAATCTTGGTTATAACACTTGCTGGACTATGAATGAGGGATGTCAACCTAAATCATTAATTAATTTAGCAACACAATTTAAAGAAGTTGTGATTTTCTATGATAATGACAAAGCTGGAATAAAAGCAGCACATAAATTATCAGAGAAAATACCTAATTCAAGAACAGTATTTATACCAGAAGATTTTGGATCAAAAGATCCAGATGACCTAAAGGTTATGTACTGGGATATTGAAGAAATAATAAATAATATTATAAACAACAAATAATTAAATTCTTATAATGAGAAAAGTAAAAGTAATGTCACCTAACAAAAATGTGACTTTTGAAACATCCTCTAATACATGGGGAGAATTATCCAGTGAAATATCAGGAACACATGGTATATCATTAACTAACATGGTTGCCATTTGTGGTAATAATAAATTATCATTTGAACTTCCACAAGCTAAATTACCAGTATTTGATGGTCCTGTAGATTTAGTAGTTATGATTGTACAAGGTAAAACCAATAAAGGTTCTGATTACTCAGAAGCTAAAGAATTTATTAGACAAGAAAGAGTTGATAATCCTGATAAAGCCAAAGATTTCTTTGGTAATTATACACAATTATCTACAGAAAAAATGCTTAATTTAGTTAAACTATATAAAGCAAAATATAAAAATAGAAAAACTGTTGCTTCTACTCCTACTGAAACTAAAACAAAAAGTAAAGTAGAAACTGTAGTAACAGATATTAATCATTATGATCAAATAGATAAAGAAGTATATGCAGAGGTTTCTAAATCAGCTAAAAAAAGATAATAGTCTTTTATATAATAAGTTAAAAAGAGTAGATTATAGTAATCATATTAATGTATTAAATTACTTAGATGAAAACTTTGATTTATATGTATATCAATCAGAAGATGATTTTATTTATAAGAAATATAGAATAGGGTTTAAGGTTCCTGATTTTGAAATAACTAATTCAAAAGGTTATAATACTAAAATTACTGATTTTATTATAATGCCATTTAAGATAACTAATAATAAATTAATTGCAGATCATTCTTATTTAAGAGAAACATGGGATTACAAACAAAATAATATGAACTATGTACATTCACATGTAAATACAATGTTTGGTATTATGTGTCTTGGTTCTAGTGACCATCTTAAATCTGCTTTTTATGAATTTGATGATGTAGATACAATACATTATAATATTACTCAGTTCATAGAAGCTCTAAAATGGGAATCTGTAGAAGGAGGACCTTATAAAAAAATATCTGCTAATGATAATATTAATTTAGAAATAGATGATATAGAAATAGATCCTGATTCTGTAAGTTATGATAATAAAGAAATTAAAATAACTCTTGATGATTCAAGGTATAGATCTAGTGAATTTAAAGTACAAAGGTTTCCTAATAACCAATATAAAGATAGAATTTATTATAAAAATGGTCATAAGAAACATATTAAAACATTAGCTAAATATGAAGTACAGACATTTGATTCAATTAAAAAACAATTAACAGAAAAGTATTATGGAGAAGCAATTACAGAGCGAATCAAAGCTGATAGAGAACAACATGTTCTCACCAACAGTTAAAATATCAGAAGAATTTGTTAAAAAATGTGATTATTTATGTAAAAAGATTAGTAAATTAGAATGGTCTGGAGTTCTATTTTATGAATTATTAAATCAAAATTCTAAAGATTTATCAGATTTAGTATTTGAAGTAAAAGATATTTACTTGTTAGATATTGGTACAGCAGGTAGTACATCATATGAGGAAAAGAATGATGATGCTTATTTAGACTACTTAATGACAGTTCCTGATACTTGGCAAAGGGGCAGTATTCATAGTCATAATAGCATGAACGTATTTTTCAGCAGTATTGATATTTCAGATTTAGCTATATTTGCTGATGGTTTAAATATGTATTTAAGTTTAGTAGTAAACAATAAACTAGAATTTGATGCAAGAATTACACATAAGTGTAGAGCAAAGACAGAAATTGTAGATTCATTAGGTAATAAATTTACTGGTAATGAAAATTTAATTTATGTTTATGATCCATATATTGAAGTTGATGTAGAATCTAATCCAGAATTAGATGCATTAATTGATAATTTATATATGATAAATGCAGCAAGAAAACCAGTATATACACAAAAGTCTATATTTGAAGCAGATAAGAAACCTACGAATGCAATACAAGAGGATTCTCTTTATGATTCAATTATAGAAGATTTTGCAGAAGAATGGTTAGAATTAGATGATGATAAGAAATCATTAAGTAATACAAATATATTATCAAAACAATATTTTCAAACAACAATTGACGATATAGATGAAGGTTTATTTAATGATGTACATGCTGCAATATCTGCTATAGGAGATGAAAAAGATGAGAAATTATTTTATGATTTAATAATGACAGTAGGTGTATGAGTAAAGAAACTTATTTAGAGAGGTGTAAGGGAGCTATATGGTTCCCTTTTACATCTCAACAAGAAGTATTAATAGTAGGTGCTGGAGGATCAGGTTCATTTACTGCATTAGCTATTTCAAGACTTGGATGTGATCTAATTGTCTATGACTTAGATAGCTATGAAAGTCATAATATGACTGGTCAGTTAGCACAAATTAATGATATTGGCATTAATAAAGCTGTAGCTATTAGAGAAACATTACATGGATTTAGTCCATCTTGTAGAATTAATGCAATAGAGAAGATGTATGATGATAATTCTATGACTTGCCCTATTACAGTATGTTGTCCTGATAATAATGCAACCAGGAGGCTTGTATTTAATAAATGGATTGAACAGCAATGGGAAAATCCATATGCTATCTATTTAGATATTAGAATTGGCTGGGATATCATAGAAATATTTTGTGTAACCAGAGATAAAGCTGAAGATTATAGAAATACATTATTGGATGATTCTAATTATGGAGATGATATGTGTACTACTAAACAAACTACATATACAGCACAAATAGGTGGAGGAATGATTGCTAATTATTTAAAAAATTATATTATGCAAGTTGAAGAAGCTACTATATTTGATATACCTTTTTATACTAATTATAATTTAACTAAAATGGAAATAAGTCATGATTTGGGATATTAAAAATATAAAGAAATGTGATAATCCACAACCTCTTTTAAAGTCCATGAAGATGAAGAAATATAAATATTTTTATAGTAGAAGGGCAGGAGTAAATGTAATTACTGGACATAATAAATTATTTGTTATAGATAGAAATAATATTAAATTAGGAGCTTTTGTGAATGAGGATGGTTCAGTAATAAAGGAGAATAACTTAAATTATTATTTAGAAAGAATGATTCAAGGTAGAGGTAATTGGAGTAGTTTAGAAGGTTTTACAAATCTTGAAAAGCATATAAAAGGTGAAATAATATTTAATAATACAGAAGAAAAAAATAAAGCAATAAAAAATGCAACAAAAGCAATTAACTCTAGAATTAGATCAGTTACTATTAGGTAAGAAATACCAAAGAGGTGGATCAATATATCCAAGTACATCAGAATTAGTGAGTCCATTTATAGACAATCTTTCTAAATACACAACTGATTTTAAAATTACAGTAGTTGAACCGAATGAGGGTACAGCTACAACAGAAGAAGATATAGATAAGACTTATACAAGAGTACTTATTGAAGGTTACATGCCTAATATCTTACAAGAAAATCATAGAAAAACTATTAGCATGCTTTACGGATTGGATGTACAAACTCCAGTTGTAAAGATATATTCTGGTTGGGAAAACATGGCTTGTTTAAATTTAAGTGTATTTTCTCCTAAGAATATTGCTATTAGTAGATTATCTGATACAAACTTCAGTTCTATTTATGACCATGTTGCAGAATATGGTGATCAGATAGGTGAAGAGCAAGAACAGTTAGAAAATGCAATAACAGATCTTAATGCTGAACAATATGGTACAAGAGCAGAACTTAATGAAAGAATAGGAAGATTGGCACATTCTTGTTTAACATCACAAGGTTTATCTTCAGCTTATTGTAATATGGTTTCTTTTATTAATTCTCCTAAAGAGAAGAATGGAGTTAAGAACATATATTACAAACCAGCACAAGATTATACTGGTTGGGATTTATATCAAGCATTAACAGCAACACCATCTAATAAGTCATTGGATAAAGCAAATGATGTATTAAAGATATGGAAATTATTTAGTGAGAACTAATCATTTTATAGAATTTATTCTAGAGTTGGGTTATCGGCAAACCCAACTCTTTTTATTAACAGTTACATCAAATTCAAACAAAATGAAAGAATCAGAAGAAGACATCTCTGCAAGAGCGGAGGAATATGTAAGAAAATATATAAAAGGCAATGTTATAGATTTTTCAGTTGAGGTAGAAGTCGTAAAAAGTTTCATCGAAGGCTACAAATCCTGTTTAAAAGCAATAGACCAAGTAAAGCAAAAACACGGAAGTATTTTTGAAAATAAAACTTACGAAGAATTAAAAAGCGAAACATTAGAGGTTAAAAAACTATCTCCAATAGAAAGGATAGGCTATTTAATTGAAATGTACGAAAAAGAAAGAGAACGGTTAATGGTTATTTTAAAGCCATATTATCAAAAACAACAGTATGCAGAGGCAAAAGAATATCAAGACAGAATGAATCATATAACTGAATTTATAGCACAATTAAAAATAATAAAATGAACACACCAGTAGATGTAATGTATAGTTCATTTCTGATTAGACTTGAATTAACGCCAAAACAACAAATGATATTAAATCAACACTATGAACACGCTAAAGAGTTGGAAAAAGATGAGATAGAGAGAGCATTTTGCAAAGGTATGTTTGACCCTGATGATGAGGAAGATGAAGTTTGGAGTAGTGAAGCTGCTTTAAATTACTATGAAAATAGATTTGATTTATAACATAAAAAACAGATAAATTATGGAAACAGAATTAGAAAAATATTCAATAATAACTTATGAAGGTTCACAAAAATATGAAGGTGATAAAGTTTTTTCAGTAGAATTTAAACCTTTCCTTATTAGTCAAATTGGATGTACGACAGTAATTAATAATATTTATCAATTATACGATAGGCATATTTTTTTCTCCAAACACGAAAACGCAATAAATTATATTTTATTAAACAAACCTTGCCTTAATGTTAAAGAAATAGCCGAAGAGTTAGGCTGGTTTTTTGAAAAAGAAAAGACACAAGTTAATTTTGAGGAAATGGTAAGTTTATTAAAATCTCTTGTTTTTGGTAAAATTCCTGTCAATAGAAAAGAAGAGCAAGGGCAAGAAAATATTTAATTATGGTATCAGAAGCACTAAACTTGAATATCAGCACTAATGTAGCACTTGCCACTAACTAATCGCTTGGTATGACAAGAAATGTAATTAAACTTAGAGATTATTTAAATAATGTAATAAATACAATAAAATAAATGGAAAAAGTAATAAGAGATGGTAAAGTAGCAATACTTTATTCACCAGGATTGGGAGCAGGTTGGTATTCATGGAATACTGATCATAAAGAACTAATATTTCATCCTAAATTAGTTGAACTTGTAGAAGCTGGAAGAGAAAAAGAAATAGATGAGGAATTTGTTAAAGATCTTCTTGGAATAGAACATATATATACTGGTGGAGCAAGAGATTTAGAAATAATATGGCTTGATGAAGGAACTGCTTTTACAATATCGGAATATGATGGAAGTGAAAGTGTAGAAATAATAGATGATTTAACAATAGTGGCATAATTTTTTTAATTTATAACCAATAAAATTTATAAGTATGAGCAACATTGATAGGCAATTAATTGAAGAGAATGAGTGGGGATATAGTTTTGATGATTATTGGGAATTAAAAGACCAAGAAATGAGAGAAAGAATGGAAGCATTTGAAGAAATGAGGGAAATTACAGGAAAAGAAATAATAGATATAGAGTACGAAGACATAGAGTTATATTTCTAATTTTAAAAAGTCTCAATGACAAAAACAAAAAGTAGTATTGGTAAAACTAATAAAACTAAGGGGAGCAACTTGGAAAGATTAGTAGCCAAGAACATGAGAGAAATTGTTGGATATACATTTGCAAAAACTACAAGAGCTACATCTAAATTACTAGATGCCTCTAAAATAGATATTGCATTTGTACCATACAATATACAAACGAAGAATGGGTATGCTAAAAGTTACCCTAAATATGATATTGTATTTAAAGAAATGGAGGAAGGTTTAAAAAAGAACTTTCCTCCTGAAGAGAAGTATCATAATTATCCAAAGATACTAATACATAAATTACCAGAAAAAGGAACGTTTGCAACAATAACATATGATTTTTTATTAACTTTGTTAAAAATAAAATTTGATTATGAGCAAAAGTGATAGAGTAAAAGCATATTTTAAGAATCCAGCATTATCTCAATCTGAGATTAAAGGAATACTTAAAGGACCACATCTGGTTAAATTATTAGAAAAGAATCCTAATTACTTTGAAGAAAGTGAAGCAATGTTAATAGGATCTTTAGTAGATGATATGTTTACTTATGATACAGAAGAATTAATGGAATTGTATTATGTTGGTGATATTGAAAATAAACCATCTGATACAATGGTATCCATTATTAGAAAAGTGTTTGATAATAGAATCAATAATGACCTTTCTGATTGTAATAACAATCAATTGATATTAGATTCTGCTAATGAACATGGACATGGAAAAGGTAAGTATAAAGATGAAAGAATTATTAGTGATGTATTAAAAGCAGAAGGATATTGGAATGATCTTTTAAAAATTGGTACTAAAACATTAGTATCAGTATATGAATATAACTTAGCATGTAAGATCAATAACAGTATCAGAGAACATGAATATACTAAAGAAATATTTGATAATCCTCATAAGTTTCAAGTAGATTTATATTTTAAAACAGAAGAATTTGAATGTAAAGCATTATTAGATTTAATTACATATGACGAGAAAAGAAACGCAATATGTCCTTTTGATTTTAAAGTAACTGGTTTTAATACATTATTTCATATACCATTTAATAAATTCAAATATGGAATCCAAAGTGAGTTCTACACAGAAGCAATATATGCTAACAGAGATCATATATCAAACCTGTTTAATATTGATAATACTTTTACAGTAGATCCTTTTAAATTTATTGTGGAATCTTTTAATAATCCAGGAATACCATTGGTATATGAATTAAAATTAGAAACTATTGTAGATGCACAATTAATGATTAAAGAAGGTATAGAGTTATACAGATGGCATTCAGTAAATAATATATGGGATACAACTAAAGAGATTTTTAACTCTAAAGGGCAACTATCTATATGAAATTACCAATTAACAGAACCCTTCAGTATTTAGCAATGAGTATTCAGACTTTACCTGAAGTACAGAATTGTTTAAAAATAATATTAGAAAAGAAACCATTAGACTATATGGGAATTTTCATTAATGATGCAAGATACATAGCAACATCTGAATCAGACACATATTTATTTTTAAAAGTATCACAAGCAGCTTGTGATTATATAGTGAGTAAAGCAGATAATGAGGTAATAGATTATTACAAGAATCCAGATAAGACAGCTATAATAGTAATAGAACCAAAAATGGATATAGAAGGATGGAAAATGCACTTTGTTAAAGGTGAATATTCTAAAATCTATACAGATAAACAATTAAGAAAATTTAATTTAAATGATGATACTGATCTTGGTAAGATAAGAAATTCAGTATTATTTAAGAGAAAAGAATACTGGGATGATTTTAAACTAGTATTAGATAAAGAATTTGGAGGAATAAATTTAAATGAAGGATATGATGGAAGAGAATTAGATCTTCCACCAAAATTAAGTGAAGAAATTTTAAACTATAAACCAATGTAATGGAAAAAATAAATTTTAAAGAACTACCAAGTAATCCAATTCATGGTGGAATACAATATGTATATTTAGCTGAAAATGGTTATGGGGCATCAATTGTTAAACATAGTTTTTCTTATGGCAATGATCAAGGACTATGGGAATTGGCAGTTTTAGGTAAAGATGGTAGTTTAACTTATGATATTGAAATAACAGATGATGTATTAGGTTATTTATCGGAAGAAGATGTCAATGAGACATTATTAAGAATATCAAAATTATGATATGGAAAAAGAAATAAAAAAATGTGAGAAATGTGGATGGAGAGGATATGAAGATGAATTACAAGTTAATCCAGTATCATTAGATGGAGGAGAAGATGTAACATTTATTAAAGTATGTCCTAAATGTAATGATGAAGATTATTTAATAGATCCTTGGGAAGATGATTCAGAAGGTTAATATAGATGATTTAATTCATGACTTAGCAGTTAATGAATTAATGGGAGAAATGGATGACTTCTTCCATGAGGAGTTTACTCTTTATATAAATGGAGATTCTGATATTAAAGAAATTAAACCAGAATATGAAGATTTATATCATAATTATCTTAGAAAGTATAGAGAGATAGTTCAAAAAAATGTAATAAAATAATAGAATAAAATAAATTAAAATGAACAGATTATTAGTAATTTGTTTCTTGTGCTTATGCTCCTTTGTGGGTATAAGTCAGGAAACTAAGATATATCCAGAGAAAACTGTATATTATAAAGAAAATTCCAAAGGTGAAATGGAATACATAAATACTGAATTGTATGTAAAAGAATTACTTATGTTTCAATACAATGATACATATGTTAGTTTAAACTTTTATATAGGAGAGTATAGATATACTTACTTTTTTGATTATGAATATTCAGAAAATAAAGGAATAGATGAAGAAGTACAATATTGGAGAAGTAATGTAAATGAATGTTTAATGATATTAGAAGATAGTACTATTACTATTTACAGTTTTAAGTATAAATTTTCAATTGTATATCATATTATTGATAATTAATTATATATGAGTAATATCAAATGTGAAATATATGACTTAGAAACTTATAGAAATCAATTCTTATATTGTTCTATGGATTTTCTTACTAAAGAGACTATTGTTTTTGAAGTAAGTACTGAAGTAGATGATAGATTATTGATCTATGAGCATCTAAGTCATGTTACACATCAAATTGGTTATAATAATAAAGGTTTTGATTATCCAATAATTGAATATGTTCTTCTTAATAAATCTAAATTATTGTTAGTAAAACCAGAAGATTTTAGTTGGATGATACATGAGAAAGCCCAAGAATTAATAGGTAATGATTCCTGGTATAAACCTCAGTTAAAAATAGCACAATTAGATCTTTATAAACTTAATCATTTTGATAGATTTAAAATATCATTAAAGTATTGTGGATTTGGTCTTAGGATGCCTGTACTGCAAGATTTACCTGTAAGGTATGATGCAATGCTATCTTCAGAAGAAATGGCTGTAATGAGGAAGTATGTTATTAATGATGTAGAAACTACTTATGCTTTGTATATACATTCTAAGCCATTAATTGAATTAAGAAAACAATCTAAAATAGATTATAATTTTGATTGTAGTTCAATGTCCAATACTGCTGTAGCTAGAAATGTATTTATTAAAGATTATTGTGCAGCAACTGGAATAAGTAGATATGAATTAAAGGAACTTAAAACAGATTATCACTTCTTATATCCAAGAGATGTAATTTCAAATAAGATAAAATTTGAAACACCAAAGTATCAAGAATTACTTAACAAACTTATGTTAGATAATACTAATTTAATAGAAAGTAATTTAAAATATACTTTTAATTGCAATACAATAGTTACTGCATTGGGTAAGGGAGGTGCACATAGTATAAATAATCCAAGCTATTATGATAATAAAAATATGTTACTTTGGGACTGGGATTGGAGTGCATTTTATCCAAATATCATATTATTCTTAAAACTTGCTCCAAAGCATATTAATAGAGATATTTATCTAAATATAATTAGAAAGTTATTACAAGCAAAAATAGATTATCAAGCAGCAGGAGATAAGTTAAGAACATTAGCAAGTAAAATTAGCATAAATAGTAGTTTTGGGATGTTATCGTCAGAAGGATCACCAACTAAAGATATCTCAGTATTATATTCCGTTTCAAATGTGGCGGAATTAAAAGGTTGTTAATTGCTGGAATCTCCTAAAGATTTTGTCACTACAACATAAGTTTGAAATAAAACTAAGTGTGAATGTTTAAAAAGACAAAATATTATAGTATATTTGTGAAAAAATATATTATAAATGGATAATCAGCAGCCAAGTTCCGAAAAGGAAAAGGTTCAGAGACTATCTCGCAAGAGAGTACTTAACAATGAAGTATTAAAAAACATTGTTTGGGAAACGCAACCCATTAAAAATGCAGTTTATATTTATACTTTAAGTTCTTCAAAAGACCACATACCAAGATATGTTGGATCAACCATTACTCCTTTAGTAAGATTAAAAAATCATATGAAATCTAAAGAAAATGGATACAAAGCTAATTGGGTTAATAGTATTTTTAATAATAATCATGAATTAATCATGACTGTTATTGATTACTCTTTAACTGTTAAAGAAGCTTTAATCAAAGAAGAACATTATATTAAATCAATTCCTAATTTAACCAATTATGAATTATTTCCTACAAAACCCAGATACAAAGAATGTTACTTATACAATATTATAACAGGAGTATCTAAAAAATATGAATCTTTACAATTAGCTGCTTCGGATATTAATTTAAAAGGAAGTGTGTTGACTAATATTGTTTTGAAACATTTATATTTATTTAATTATATAGATGATTTTGAAAACATAATAGAAAAACATCATACAATTTTAATTAAAAGAGAAGAAGTTATTAAAAAATTTATAACACAAAGACAAGTCTCTATTTATTTAAATTGCAGTATGGGATTAGTAAATTTTTGTCTTATGGGACAAAGAAAAAGTTGTAAGGGATGGAAAATAATTAAAAAGGGAGGAGATTTTAATAAAATTGAAAAGAATTTGCGTTATAAATCAGTAAAATGTTTAAACGATAATAAAATATTTGATACTGGTAAAATAGCATCTCAATATTATAATATTGACAATTCAAGTTTATTGAAATGTTGCAAAGGATTAAGAAAAAGTGTAGGTGGATATAAATTTGTATATTTTAATGATGATATAGTCCAACCATAATTGAAAAATTATGGATTTTTAAAGCACAATTAATGGACAATTATTACTATTAATGTTATGTGAAAAGTTAGAGAAGTTAGAGCGATTAAAGATAAGATACCAAAATACAGATGGTGTAATGATACAATTTCCAAAAGAATTAGTTACTGATGTAGAAAAAATTAGAGAAGATTTTCTAAAAGAAATAACAATTCCTTTAGAATCTGTTCCAATGAAAGCTATATATATGGAAAATGTTTCTTCTTATATTGCAATAACTGAGAAAGGAGAAGTAAAAAGAAAAGGGTCTTTTAAATTACTTAAAGATAGAGAGTTAAAGGATGATAGTTCTGCTATGATAGTTCCTATTGCCTTAGAACAATACTTTGTAAATAATATTCCTATCAGACAAACAATAGAAAATCATACAGATATATTTGATTTTTATATTGGAGTTAAAAAGATTGATCATGGAACCTATTATAGATATGCTGAATTAGTCAATGGAGAGTCTGTAACAACAGATTACCATGATAAGGTACTTAGATTCTATGTAACAAAGCAATCCTCTACTATAACTAAAATATATGGATCAGGTAAGACAGAAGCTGTAATCAAAGGTTATAATACAAAAATAGCTCAAATCCATGAAGATAAACCAATGAATCAGTATAAAATTAATTATAACTATTATGTAAATCAATGTAATAAGATTATTGATAAAATATTTTTATCTGATTCAGAGATAAAATTTGAATAATAATTATATGTTTGTAAAAAAAAATAAAATATGAGTAAATTTAATTTACTATCAGGAGAAATTGATTCTAACATGGTTAGACAAGTAATGGAAGTGTATAATTCTCATGAACTTGATTACATATTCTATCTTGATTCACCAGGTGGAGAAGCATGTAATGGTAGAATTATAAATGATCTTTTAGATATGCATAAAGAATCCACAACATTAATTGCAAGTGGATCTATTGCTTCTATGGCTTTAATACTATTCTTTCAAAGTAAATGTCATAAGATATTACTTCCAGAAACAGTAGGACTTGCACATAAAACAATGGTTTATACTAGTTTTAATAGTAGTGGACCAACACAGATATATGATAGAATGATTTATGAGAATTTAGTAAATAGTGATGAAAAACATTATGAATTATATAAGAAAATAGGATTTAATAAAAAAGAACTTAAAGATTTTGAAAGTGGAATAGATATCCACTTACCATATAAAAGAATGAAAGAGTTATTAGAAATAAATAAAAAATCATAAACATTTAAAAATAAATAAATGAAATTATCAGAATATCAAATTGAATGCCATAAAACATTGGCACATTTAGAAGGTAAGGAAGCTAACATTAATCATATGAGAGCTGGACTTATGACAGAATTGGGAGAATTAATAGATTGTTTTAAGAAATGGTATGCTTATGGAAAAGAATTTGATAGAATTAATGCAAAAGAAGAAGTAGGAGACAGTTTTTGGTATATTGGTAATTTGGCTAACATATTGGGATATAAATTAGATGATCTATTAGTTGCACAAAAAGAAGATATTAAATTAGACTTAGATTTTGCTTTTAGGTTATCTATGAATGCAATGGATCAATTATCTCAATTATTTAACTATCATAATCCAGAAGAATATCAACTAAAGTATATGATTTATTCTTTAGTTAGAATATCAGATTTGTTAAATTTTAAAGTAGAGGAGCTATTAGAGAACAATATTGAAAAACTTAGGGTGAGATATAGTGATAAATTTACTGCTCATGAAGCTTTAAATAGAGATTTAAAAAGTGAATTAGTAGTTCTATCTAAATAAGTATGAAAAAATTAGATATTGTAGATTATATAATGATTCAGAATTATATATTCATAGAAAAAAATATCCATACAAATAATAATTAAAAATAAATAAATGTTTAGATTAAGTTCAGATTACAATGAAAACTATATAGGACAGATAGTAAAACTAGATACTCCAGAGAAACATAACAATGCTGATTCTCTTCAAATATTCTATGTTAATAATCATCAGATTATTACTAATATGGATTATAAAAAAGGAGATTTAGTTGCTTTCTTTCCTGTTGGTTCTTGTATAAATAAAGATTTTGTAAAGTCTTTTAATGGTTATTCCAATCCTTTATTAAATGTTGATACAACAATTAAAGGTTATTTTTGTGACAAAGCAAGAGTACGTGCCATATCATTACGTGGCTCAAAAGTTGAAGGATTTGCAATTCCAATAAAAGTATTATTAGATTTCTTAGGTACTTCAGAACCTGTTATTCCAGGAATATTATTTGATAGTTATGGAGATATATTATTGGTTGAGAAGTATATTATTAAAACAAGAGAAAAAGGTACTAATTTAGGTAATACTAATAAGAAAGTATCTAATTCCCTTAGAGGTAGAATGATAGAAAATCAGTTCCAATTTCATATAAGAACTCCAGCACTAAAGAATAATACTACTAAAATATTAGGTTTATCTGATACAGATGTTAATATCTCTATCACAAATAAAATACATGGAACATCAGCAATTATATCTAATGTGCTTGTAGAGAGCAAATTAAGCTGGTTTCAGAGACTTTTAAGAAGATGTGGAGTTAACATACCAACTACTGAATATCTACCTGTGTACTCAAGCAGACAAGTTATTAAAGGTAGTATTGATGATGAAAATACTAAAGAGGGATTTTATAAATCAAATGTCTGGAAAGAAGTATTTGATGATATAATGTCAAAGAGAGGTATACCAAAAGGTTACAGCATATTTTTTGAGATAGCAGGATTTACATCTACTGGGGAAGCTATTCAAGGACAATGGGATTATGGGTGTGAACCAAAAGAAAAGAAGATATTTGTATACAGAGTAACCAATACTAATCCAGATGGAAAATGTATTGAATTATCCTGGAATCAAATTAAACAATTCTGTAATGATTATAATTTACAACATGTTCCTGAATTATATAATGGTAAATTATATGACTTCTTAAAGAAACATAAGATTAAGAGTGATAAAGTATTAGTCAATAGATTATCAGATTTATATAATATTGAAGGAGATTGTACTATGTGTAAAAATAAAGTACCAACAGAAGGTATTGTGTTAAGAATAGATGATTTAAATGAGTTTAATGTCTTTAAACTTAAAGGACACCGTTTTTTAATAAAGGAATCTTCACTAGAAGAAGCAACAATGGAAGATGAAAATTAAGTTTAATAAGTTTAAGTTTAGAATGTTTTTAAGAGTGGGTTTTCTCCCACTCTTTTTTAATTAAAAAAATAAATAATCAATGAAGAAAGATAGATATTTACAAGATATACCAAATGAATTAACTGATGTGGGAATGCAAAAAGTATTATTAGTCAGAAGAGAAATGATACATTTAAAGCATATTAGAAAAGAAATATTTATTAATAGAACAATTAATATAGAATCCATATTAGATTCTTTAGGATTATCTTTATTTGAATATACACAATTTATGTCCAATAGAGAAAGACAGATATTTAAAATATCAAGAGATTATCAATTGGATGATATTAATAAAGTAGTAAAACTACAAGAAACATATGGTGCTATTAGTAGATTATATAGTTCTTTAAAAGAAGTTATTTATTTTACAACAGATTTATTAGATACACATAATAATTCATATCTTTATAAAGATAGCACAATACTTGAATTTGATATTAAAAAGATATTATCAGCAACACAAAAATATAAAATAGTTATATTATTAAGTTCTGATCCTGAAATATTAACAACAGCTTGGTGTTTTGGTATTAAAACTTTCCTACTATCTGATAATGATAAAATTGCTCACTTTAGTTTAAAAACAGAATAATGAACATACACATAAATAAAGAAGAACATGAAATTCTTCAAAAGAAAGTTATAGAACAAGTACTTATTGGATCTCAAATGTATGGCATTGATACACCAAATAGTGATACAGATTATTTATGCTGGATAACATCATGGTATGTTGAAGAGACTATAGGATGTCCATCAATACATCAATTTCAATATAAAGATGTTGAGAACAATATTGATTATGTATATACTACAGAATTACAATTTGCTAAGAATTTTATGTCTGGAGATTCTACTATTAATGTGGATGTAGTTTTATTTCATGCTGATATAGATGATGAAATAAGATTAAAAATGTGTAGAACTTATAAGATCATTAAATCTTATCTTGGAATGGCTAGGAGAGATCTTAAACATCTACATAAAGATCCTTCTAAAAGAAGACATATTGTTAGAGGAATATATTGCGCTGGAGAATTATTAGATAATAAATTACCAACTATTAAAGGTATTCAAGATGTAATTAAATTAGATGATAATTTAAGTGTAGATATGACAGAGAAAAACTATTTAGTTAATTTCAGTGTAAATTATGTGTCTATGGAAAAAGAATTAAGACAAATGTGTAATACGATGTATGAAAAAGGAGAATTAGAGAATTATTATATTCCAGAAGTTAATGATCCTTTATTACAAAAATTATTAAATGCAAATAACATAAGAGAATTTAGATATGAGTAAAACAATAACAATTCTTGTTGCTAAATCAGGTTCAGGTAAATCAACATATGCTAATCGGATTGTAATATCTAATCCATGGACATTTATTATTAATAGAGATTCAATAAGAAGAGCTATTGTAGGAAACTTAGATAATTACTATGAAAGAGATAACATCAATGGATTAGAAATGATAGTTAATAATATAGAAGATGCATTATTTGAGAATTATGCTGAAAGAAATTATTCTATTATTATTGATAATACAAATCTAAAACAGAAGTTTGTTAAGAAATGGATTGATTTAGCTAGATATTATCATTACAATGTAAGATTTAAGATATTTGATCTTCCTGCTGAAATATGTAAGGAAAGAGTAATGGAAAGAGATTTTGCTGGTAGAACAACACCACAATTAGTTGAATATATAGATATTCAAGATAAACAATTTCATTCTATTGTAGAATGGATTAATAAAAACTATAAAGATAAAATAATAGAATAATGGAAAAGCAACAAGTGTGGCTGAGTAGTGATTTCCATGGGTATCACAAAAATATTTGTAAAGGTTCATCTTCTTGGGATAGTAATAGAAATGATAATAATGGTCAATCTTGTAGAGATTTCAAAGATGAATTTGAAATGACAGATGTGTTAATTGATACAATTAATAAATATGTTAAAGAAAATGATATTATATATTTTCTGGGAGATTTTACCTTCGGAGGCTTAGATAAAATATATAAATTTAGAAAGAGAATAAACTGTAGAACAATACATTTCTTCTATGGCAACCATGACCATCACATTGAAAATAATAGATTTATATTAGATGATAATGGAGATAAGATACAAATAGATAATCATGGAAATTTCTTAAGAACTCAAGATCTTTTTGCATCTGTTCAATATGTTGGAGAAATTAAAGTAAATGGAATTACTGTGTTTTGTTCGCACTATGCTCATAGATGTTGGAACAAGTCTCACAAAGGCAGACCACATGCATATGGACATTCACATAATTCATTAGAATATGAAGAATGGGGCAAGAGCCTTGACGTAGGAATTGATTCTGCTTTTGCTAGATTTGGAGAATATAGACCATTTAATTTTAATGAATTTATGGAAATTGTAAACAAGAGAGATGTTAAAATTATAGATCATCATCAGTCACATACAAACTAAACAATATGAAAGAATTTAAAGATATAAATGGTAATGAATTAGTAGATGGTAAATGGTATTGTGGAATAGCTGGAATTGAATTTACTAAATTTAAAAAGTTAAATTCAGAAGGTACTAATATTCATTTTTATGAATACATAACAAATGGTAGGCATGATAATGGTGATAGTGATAGACATGGTTCATTTTATGGTACTTTTGATAAAATGTATCCAGCTAACTATGATGATTATTCTAAATATTTACCAGAAGGACATTCTGATTTAAAACCAAAAGAATTAAAAGATACTTTAAAAGTAGGAACATGGTATTTTCATGGACATTTAGCTCAAGATAAACCAATGTATTTAGGTAAATTTGAAAGAATTGCTGATAAAACATTTCATGCATCTGAATATATGTATTATTTAGGAGGAGACATATATTCTGGAATTACATGCAATTTATGGACAACAGGTGGTTGGAGAGAAAATCTAAGAGAAGCTACTCAAATAGAATTAAATAGATATCTTCCTGAAGGACATAAAGATAGAGATGATAATACTCCTAAATCTAAATTTAAGGTAGGAGATATTGTAGATTTAAATGGTGCTTATATGCTCTCTGGTGGAGGAACATCAGAAAGTTATCCTTTAGAAAATGTTTTTGATTTAAAATGTTTAGCTAGAAGTAAAAAAGCTAAAATACGTAAAGTCTTTTACAATAAAGAACATCAAAGATATTGGTATGATACTGATTATTGCGGTAATCATGTATTAGAAGGACCTGAAATTACACTACATGGAGAAGTTGTTGCATCAGGAACTTTACCAGAATTAACAGAAGATAATATAAGAGATTATCATGGTTATGAAATAGAGTTTGAATATCTTACGAAATATACTGGAAAATTAAGTATTGAACAAGGAAGAATATTTCTTTTAGAAAATGAACATGGACATAATAATGGACATAAATTATTTAGAGATGAATATAAATATAGTGTTGTACTTGATATATCAAATAGTAATATCAAACAACATAAGATTAAATTAATCAAATTTGATAAATTTATTCCTTCTTATTATACACCAACACCTAAATTATATTCTGCAATAAAAGATGAAGAGATTAGATTACACAAAGTACCTAATTCAAACATACAGATAAGAACAATTAACATACCAACAGTTGAAATACAAAGAGTTGATTTAAAACAACAAAATCAATTAAGAATACAAATACCAGAGGTTAAACCTCAAAGCATCCAAAGAGTAATAATTAATAACAAACATTTAAAATTAAATTAAACATGGCTAAGGCTAAAACAACAAACAACACGTACAGAGGATTAGTAACAAGATCAAAAGAAGAAATTGATAATGATCAATTGGATATTAATGTAGCACATGCAGAGAATGATCTGGATATAGGTATTAATAATGTTTATGGTCAAGTAATTACTGCTGAAGGTAATCTTAAAAAGAACAGAAGTAGAATAGTAAAAGCAGAGCAATTATTAAATGATGCTAAAGCTGCTTTTCCTTTTAATGTTCAGACTATTCTTGATAGAAGAACTGAATTATTACAAGAAAGAGCTAATATTACAGCTGAAGAGATAAGACTTGAATCTATCAAAGAAACTCATCAATATCTTTTAGATTTGAAAACAGAGTTATTCCCTTCATAAAAACTTGTTTTTTATGTTAATAATTGTAGAAAGGATACTGTAACAGGTATCCTTTCTTTTTAAAAAGAAAATATTATGAATGATAGACATATTTATGAAGGTTGGAAAATTTCAGATTTTATTGAAGCATTAGAACCACAGTTCAATATGATAAATCAAAACTCCAGTTGGCAGAAAGGATTTGAATCATATGATGATTTAAAGAAATGGTGTAAGGATAACCAACCTTATTATAAGAAACATATACCAGAAGTATATAACTATTTTAAGAAGAAAGTAAAGTTATTATGAGTTATAAAACATACCTTACAGGAGGTGCGGTAAGGGATCAATTACTAGGATTAAAGTCTAAAGACTTAGATTATGTATTTGTTTTTGATAATCCCAAACAGTTTACATCAGCAGAAGAAGCATTTCAAGAAATGGAAAGAATAATAATAGCTGATGGAGGAGAGATATATTTATCAACTCCAGATTGTTATACTATTAGATATAAAGATGGTGTTACAGGAGAAGCTAAAGATGTAGTACTTGCAAGAAAAGAAACTTCTTATATTCCAGGTACAAGAAAACCAGTTGTAGAACTTGGTACATTGTGGGATGATATGAGCAGGAGAGATGCAACTTTAAATGCTTTAGCTATGGATTCAGAAGGTAATATTATAGATTATTTTGGTGGACAAGAAGATCTTAAATATGGTATTATGAAAACTCCTCTTGATCCAAATATAACATTTTCAGACGATAATCTAAGATTGCTAAGGTTTTTTAGATTTTTTATTACAAAGAATTTTAGAACAACTGATGAAATATTAGATATTATTACTAACTTTGACTATGTAAACAACTTTAAGCATGTTTCAGAAGAAAGAATAAGGGAAGAATTATTTAAATGTTTTAGACATGATACTTATAAAACATTAACATTATTGGCTTCTTTTCCTAAATTAGAAAATTATATATTTACTAAAACAAACCTTTGGTTAATGCCAACATTAAAAGATAAATAAATGCAAGAAACAGAAGAAATAGAACATGTAGAATTACCAGTAGAAGACTTAAAACCTCCTACAAGAAAAGAAGTAAATGATACTAATAAGTTTAGTAGAATGCACTTTAGAGTAAGTAATTATCTATATTTAAACCAAAGATCCTTTCAAGAAGAATATATATTAATATATAATAAAGAAAGTAAATTATCAAGAGTAGAAAGAGATTATGTAATACATGTAGTTGAACAATCAATGCAGTTAAATGAGGAAGAATGAGTTTAGAAGAGTTTTTAAATGGTCTTGAAGTACAAACTTTAACCGATGAATTAAAAGAAGAAATATTAGACTATCATAATGATGATTTAGCAGATAAGAAAACAGATTTAGATGATGTAAATTATGAAGTAATAATAGAACATATTATATACAGATATGATAATAAATTACATCTTTATCAAACTGAATTATTAGAGTTGGTAGCAGAATCATATAAAGATTTAGCAAGTAAACAGAAATTTGAATTTTTAATAACTAAAATAGATGATTATACTTTAGAACAATTAAAAGAAAGATTAGAATGAGTAGAAAATATATAGATGCTAAAACAACTGTCTGGGAAAGAATATATCTTAAAGATGATGCAGATATGGATATTATTATCAAACAAATAGAAGAAGGTAATATAGAAGATGGTTTTGATGAAAAATATTTTGATGAATGTGAAGCATTATATGAAACATCTGAATATATGACAATTGAAGAAAATGCTGGTAATAATACAATAGAAGTGTATGTAGATGATAAATGTATTTGGGATAATGTTGATAAACATGAAACAATTGTAGGATGATACCTTTATTAAGAACATTAAAAGGAAGCCAGGTTTTGTTTTATTAAAATAATTTTGTATCTTTACACAAAAAAATAATATGTGTGAAAGAAAAGAATACAAAATTGTAGATACTATTGGTGTAACAAGAGTTAAAAAACCAAGTGGTAAGTATCATCATGTTCAATTATTTATATTTATGTGTCCTATTTGTAGAAATGTTACAAAAAGTAGGTCTTTTAGCAAAATATATAAGAAATGTAAAAATTGTTGGTCTACAAATTATTTAAATTTAGAATTTGATAATGGATCTAAAGTAATAGAGGTGGATGATGAGCATAGAAAATTTAAAATATTGTGTCATTGTGGAAATACTCATCTAATGCAAAGAATTAATTTATTTCGTAGAATAAAACATAAAGAAGATATAGTTTGTAAAGAATGTGGTAGAATAAAGACAGATAAATCTCATGCAAAAACTGATTATCCAACTTTTGTAAAACGTGTTAGTAGACTTATAAAAGTTGGTGCAACAGTAAGAAAATTAGATTTTAATCTATCGTTAATTGAAATAGAGAAATTAATAAATCAAGATTGTTTTTATTGTGGAAATAAACCAATTTTATATTTTAATCCAAGACAATATACTACTGAATATAAAAGGAATGGAATTGATAGAATTGACAGTAGTATTGGATACAATATTAATAATTGTGTGTCTTCATGTAAACTATGTAATTCTATGAAATTAGATAGTAGGCAGAAAGAATTTTTAGAACAAGTAAACAAAATATATAAATATCAAAATGGAGATATTATTAAAAACATTAAAGGGAAGTAATGTATATGGTACAAATATTCCTGGATCAGACGAAGATTACTTTGATCTTTATAAATATTCATTGGATGATTATTTGGGTTTAAATTACTCTAGTCAAATAGATTTAAATAGTGATCATGTGCAAATGGAAATAGGAAGATATTGCAGTCTTTTACTTAAGGGCAGTCCAGTACAAATAGAAACTCTATTTACACCAGAAAAGTACTTTCTATTTAAAGATAAGTCTTTAGATATATTATTTGATAATAAGAAAGAGTTTTTAACTAAGAAATTAAAAGCTCCATATATTGGATTTATACATAGTCAGTTATCAAAGAGCCAGAACATTACCAAAAGATTAGACTGGGAATCCCAAGCTGTGGAAAGACTAGATATACTTGACTTTGTTACTGTTCTTGGAAGGAATGGTAAGACTAAAAGATTTAAAGAATTAATGAATGGTAATTCATATTGGGCATTTAATGAATTTGTATCTGATAAAACTAAAGTTCCTTCTTTAACTCATATTACAGAACAACATTTAGGTTTAGCTAAAGGAGATGCTAAAGATATTTATTCAGTTTATTATTTACAAGATAGGTCTGGAGGTTTAATAGGTGAAGATTCTAATGATGTTCAATTAAGAAGTATTCCTAAAGATGCTCCTTTTATGTTTCATATTGTTTGTAATCTTTCAGCATATAGTCAACATTGTAAGAAATATAGAGAATATACTGATTGGCTCCTTAAAAGAAATCCACAAAGATACCAAGCAATTAAAGACACTGGTTCTATTGTAGATCTTAAATTCTTTTATCATACTATTAGATTACTTAATACTGCAATAGAAATATTTAGAGATGGTGAATTAGTAGTAGATAGAAGAGGTAGAGATGCTGATTATTTAATTAAAATCAGAGAAGGGAAAGTATCATTAGAAGAATTAAATGAAAAAGCAGAACAAGGATTAAAACTAATAGATGAATTATATTTAACAAGTACATTAAAAGAAGAGCCAAATTATGACTTTGTGGATAATTTATGTAAAACATTAAGAAAATGATAAAAGGATTAAAAAATACAATAATAGATTTTATAGAATCTGAAGAAGATTTAGAAATATCAGTTCCAAGATTAGCTATTGAAGAATATGAATTAATATTTGCAGAGCTTGGATATGAATTAAATAATGATGATGATGACACTAGTACTAATGGTTGGCAAGTAGATTTTTGGTATTCTTTTATTAATGGTAATAAAGAAATAACATTGTCAGGATCATTATGGCATGGTGATGATTATTCATTATCAAAAGATGAAGATGAATGATACAAACATTTGAATTAAATAGTAAAGTAATATTAATATCTAATATAGATCCATTAATAGAATACTTTGTACTTAAATTTGATAAACCAAATAGTTTATGGCATAGAGTAGGTAATGGTGAAATATCCATTACTACTTTACCAGAAGGACAATGGAAAATAATAGATAGATTAAGAAACTTAGATATTTCTACAGATGATAAGTTTCATAAAGTAGAAGCATTTAGAAAGAAAGTAAAAGAATTAACTAAATTAATGAATGAACCAACAGTAGAAAATGTAATTAAATTTGAAAATCTACTAATAATGGAAAGATATGACAGAATTACAATTGAATCACCAAAGTAATGTTAAAGAAATCTTAGATAAGATTAATGAATTGAGTGGACAAAAAGCTTTAGAATATCAAAGAGAAGGAAATCCTTTTCATAATTTTGAAGCTGGAGGTAGACAATCAGGAAAAGATCCATTAGAAGTATTAAATGGATTTAAACTCAAACATGATGTATCCTACAAAGATATATGTAATGATTTTATGACTGATAAACCAGTTAATATAGAACAATTAAAAGAGAAAACAGTAGATATTATTATTTATCACATTTTAGCTTATTCATTAATAAAAGAAAACATATAATGAAATTAGTTAAAATAGTTGAATTAGTTTTCTTCTGTGATGATGCTAATGGTGAATATGGATTAACACATGAAGAAACTGTAGATGAAGGGTTTAATGCTTTTTATAATGGAATCCAACTCTGGCATGACATAGCAGAACATTCACATGAATATACTCATAAATATTTTAAAGGAAAATATGCAATGAATGTTGGAGGAGAAATGGCAGCTATGGGAGCAATGTGGTATTATTATTATGTTTTAGGTGTTTATAATAGATTAACTCCACGTTGGTACTCAGCAGAAGATATAACAAGATTAGGAACACAAGATTTAGTTCAAGAAGCAATAACATATGGATATTGTAACTTTGGACATGAATTAGAATGTAATATTCCTTATCAAAAACCTTCTGAGGATGCTTCTTTAGAATACATTATTGAAGAATTTAATTCTAAAGTTAAAACATTTAGATTTGAAAAACATAAATATTCTTCTAAAGAAGAAAATGAGTATGCTAATCAATATAAAAGATCTGTAACTAAAAGTAAAATAGCAAGATTACATAGGTATGGTTATAATATGGCTAAAAGATTAGTTCCTGATTGTTGGCAAAATACAGAAACAATAATTAATTTTATAACATTCTGGAATGAGTTTTGTAAGAATAATCCAGCAGAAGAATTACAACAATTTTATAAAGGTGTTACTTTTAGAATATATAAAAATAAAGGAATAATACATTGGACAGCTACTTTAATACCTATTTATAGAAATGATATAAAACAAATTAAATTGAATAAAGAATCAAATACACAAACAATGGAAATAATGGATTATTACTTAACAAATGAATATTAAATTATGATTATATCTTATGAAAAATTTGTAGATGATTTTGAACCTTATACTAATACAATGTCTGATGATAGGGGATATAATAATACAATGTATGAAACATTTTCTCCAGAAATAGATCATGTTAAAGCACAAAATCCAGAATATATATGGACATTAATTGATGGAGAAAACAATAACTCCTGGATTATTCCTGGATTTCATTTTGTTAATAGACTTGGTTATTTCATAACCAAAAATCCTTGGACAGATGAAGATCTTTTAGTTAATGATAATGAGTTAATACCTGTTAATAAATGTCCAGAATTAGGATTTGACTTTATAGAAAAAGTTTTAAGTATTAATAGAATAACAATTAAGGACAATTGGATGTTATCTATGAAATTTACTGCTTTCTACATGGCTGAATATGCAGAAGATGATGGATGCATGGCATTCTATATTACAGAAAATGATTTTAAAGCAGTTTTAACAGAGTATATAGAGGATGTATTAGGATTTGAATCTGATACCTTTGATGACTTATTAGCTGATTATCAAATTAATTATGCAGAAAATACTATTAATATTAGGACTATTACTCTTAATCCCTCTTCGGGTAAGTAAAAGTAATAAGACAATTATAATAACGGAACCATCAAGAGTTGATATAAAGCTCTTAGCAAGATTATTAGAATCTGAATGTTCTATCTGTCCAGTATCAGAGAAAAAGCTTGTAGGAGCTACTGTATTGAATAGAATAGGACATTCAGATTTTCCTGATGATCTTAAATCTGTTATTAATCAAAAAAATCAATATTATATTACTGATCAAAAACCAAGTAAAGAATCTTTTATTATTGCAAGAGATTTACTTAACTGTGGTAAAAGAAATCAAAAAATATTGTATTTTTACAAACCAGGAAATGGATTTAAAAGAAAAAATGTAATGTATAAAACAAAATATCATCACTATGCAACTTAAAGAATATTTGAATTTATTTAACCAAATGACTTTAATTGAGAAAATTATACAAATATTAGGTACACAATTTTTAATTGGATTTTTTCTTCTTGGTTTCTACTTAGTATATAATGTTATAAAAAAGAATTAATGGGAGCTTTACATAAAATATTAACTGAAATGTTAAATAGAATATTATATAATAAAAAAAGCTTCTGATAACAGAATATCAAATCTTGAAAAGAGAGTTAAAAATCTGGAAAGAATAGTTAAAAATATTACTAGAACTGAATGAAAGATAACAAACTAAAACATAAAAATAAGACCAGGATGATGAATCCTAATGGTGGATACAAAAGACAACAGGAAGAACATAAATTAGATAAACATAAAGAAAAGTATAAATTTAATAAAAATAAAATAGATGAAGAAGAATAATCTCCTACATGTATCTGACACCCATGCCCAAGAATTATCATTAATTATTCCAGATAATATAGATATTATATGTCATACGGGAGATGAAAGTAATTATTGGCAAGTAGCATTAAATGAAAATGAATTTTTTAATTTTATAGATTGGTATTCTAAACTTAATATAAAACATAAATTATTTATTCCAGGTAATCATTCTTCTTATGTTTATAAATATGAAAAAGAAGCAAGAAGAATTTGTAAAGAAAATAATATTATCTTTTTACATAAAGAGGAAATTACAATAAATGGATTAAAATATTATGGTGATGCAACTACTCCTACTTTTGGAGAATGGTTTTATATGTGTAATAGAGGAACAATAGTAAGACATTGGGAACAAATACCTGATGATACAAATGTACTACTAGTACATGGTCCTGCTAAGAATACATTAGATCTTTCTTTTGATAGAATGAATAACTTAGAATTTTGTGGTTGTAGTGCTTTAGCTAAAAGAATTAATAATCTTAAAGATATAAAATTAGTGTTAAATGGTCATATTCATAACATGAGATCTTGTAATAATCAAGGAGTATTATATAGAAATGGAGTAATATATTCTAATGCTAGTTGTGTTACAGATGGTATAATAGAAAGTGGAGTTACTAGTCATGGTAATTTATTTGAAATTAATAATAAAGAAATAAAAATAATATGAAAGTAGAATTATTATCTCATTTTGGAGATGATTTAATGGTTGCTAATTGTGCAAGAGTTAGCTATGGAAAAAGTAAAATTAAATTAGATGATAAAGATTCTAAATTAATTAAATATTTAGTTGAACATAAACATACAGCTCCTTTTAGACATCCACAATTACAATTTAGAATAACTTGTCCTATATATGTAGAAAGACAATTATTTAAACATCAAGTAGGAATGTCAGCTAATAGTATTAGTGGAAGATATGTTGATTTTAGTGATAGTTATACTACTATTTCAGAATGGAGAAAACAATCCATAAATAGTAAACAAGGAAGTGATGGAGTATTAAATCCTTTTGAACAAGATATGGCTAATAAAATACAAGAGGATGTAATTAATTATTGTAAATTTAGATATGATCAATTAATAGAACTTGATGTATCTAAAGAACAAGCTAGATCTGTTTTACCTTTAAACCTAAATACAACATTTATATGGACTGGGAGTATTTTATCTTTTATTCATTTGTTTAATTTAAGATTAAAACCAGATGCTCAAGCAGAGACAAGAAATGTTGCAATGTTAATGTTAGATTGTATTAAGTCCATTGAAGGAAATTCATTTAAAAATACATTAAAAGCTTTTGGAATATGAATAATAGAAGTTTAAGCAGAGATGCAGATAATATTAAATCTAGTGTTGAAGATGTTATAGATAATTTAATATCTGAAATAGAAGATTTAGAAGAACAAGTTAGAAAACTAACAGATGAAATTGAAGAATCAGATAATCAAATAAATAGATTAGAAGATAAAGTTTTAGAATTACAAGAAGAAATAGATCAAAATTATTCAGATAATTATAGAAGAAATGATTAATTATAAAATTATTAATGATTCAATTGCATATTATAATAATTGGGGATTTGAAAGAATAGAAGTTCCTTGGACAGTATCTGAATATGTTGAAAATTTAACTAAACCTAAAGAGGCAGTAAGTTGTAAATTACAATATAATGATAAATGTTTAGTTGGATCTGGAGAACAATCTTTCTTATATTTGTATCTTAAAGAGTTTTTACCTAAAGGTCAATACCAAGCGGTTACTCCTTGTTTTAGATTTGAAAATTATGATTACCTTCATAATAAATACTTTATTAAAAATGAGTTAATTAAAACAGATATAGTTAATCATAATGAATTAGTACATATTGTAGATCATTGCTTAAAATTCTTTAGAAATTATTTACCAGATTGTGTATCTATAGTTACAGAACAAGGATTTGATATTGAATGGAATGGTTATGAACTTGGTAGTTATGGTATAAGGAAGAATGAATTTCTTGAATACATTTATGCAACTGGTGTAGCAGAACCAAGATTAAGTAAATTAATAAATATAAAGAATGGGATATCACATAAAGAAGATTGAGAAAGGAGAGTACGGCACATTCTCTAAGATTAAAGAAGAATTTGAAGAGTTTGAAGATGCTGTTAATCAACAAGATGCTATTCTACAACTTATAGAACTTAGTGATTTAATTGGAGCAATTGAAGAATATATAAGACCTCAAGGATTTATAATAAAAGATTTAATTGACTTCTCTGATAAAACTAAATCTGCTTTTGTAGATGGAAGTAGAACAAAATAAACAAAAAATATGGATTTAACAAAAGTAACAAATTTAGAAGAAAGTAAATATCTTTCTGAAATGACATTTCCATGTGCAATGGATGCTAAAGCTGGATATTGGATAAATGCATCTAACGGAGAATATGAATTTATAAATTCAGAAGAAGGTGAAACTGTTCACAAGGAAGGTAGTCTTTGTTGGAGAGATATATCTGACACATATCCTGCATATTATTATAACAAAATATCCAAAGAACCATTAATTAAATATACTAAATCAATTAGATATGGTTATTTATCTAAGAATTTTAATGTTGGAGAAATATATGCTAAATGTTTAGAATCAACCCCAACTAAAACTAAAAAATCTAAATATATAACGCAAGAATCATACACAATAGATCATCTAACAGTAGAAATATTTAGAGATAACATTCAACCTCTTAGCACACCAAGAATTGAAATTTATAAAGATTGGAAATTAATAATTAAAGGAGGAATTATTAGAGATAATGAAGAATGGGGATATGTATTTCAAGAAGATATTCCATTTTTTTAATATAAAAAATAGATAAAATAATATTTTTTAGCAATATTGCAATTACCATGAAAAATAAAGAAAATGGTAACAAGTTTTAACAGAAAGGATCTAGTGTCTTTTGGAAATTATTTATTAAGTGAAGAAAGAAGAGAATTATTTAAACAACATCCTGATCTTGGTGAAAATCAATTAGAGGAGAGACTGGCTAATGTTCATCATGCAGATTTTTCCAATTGGATGTATAAAGTAACAAAAGGAAATACTGATTATTTATTTGAAGATATTAAATATCCTGTATCTACATTTGGTGAAATAATTAAAATAGAAGTAATCAAATGACAGTTTATTATGTAATTAAAAAATGTCCTGGAGATATTTATTTTACAGGAGATAATTGGGATTTTGATTTTTGGAATGCTGAAAGATACAATTCTTATGATAATGCACAAAGAGTTGTAACTAAAGGATTATATCCAGAAAATACATATGAAACAAATATTTTTCAACAAAAACTAACATTTAGATTAGCAGTTGAAATAAAGAAAATCTATTCTAACTTATGTTAGTTAAGATTGGAACTAGTAGAATTGTATTTTTAATTAATAAATATGCTATAAAAATAGCAAATTTCAGAAATGGTCAACAATTATTTATTTATGGTTGTTATGGAAATATTTCAGAAAGAAAATATTATAAACAACATAGTAAAGTAGATTATAATGACAATATGGTAGAATATATAGCACCATCTTTATTTTGTTCTTGGTTTGGATTAATACAAATTCAAATAAGAGCAGAACCATTAACAAGAAAAATGAGTAATAAAGAATTTAACTTCTTCAGAAATTTAACTACTGATAATAAAGAAGAAAATTTTGGAATAATTAACAATAAAATTGTTTGTATAGATTATGTATAATTATAAAAAGGAAAGTAAATAAATTTACTTTCCTTTTTTATTGTCTCTTTTTTTTACTAGTTATTGTGCATTATAATCTTCATAACTATCTACAGCTGAGTTATATGTAGAAACCCCAGATCTTGATAATGGTATTGTTTTTGCCCAATTTCTACCCAATCTATTAATATCTTCTTGATCAGTATCATTTATTGGATTCAATACCTCTATAGTACTCCAAGCAGCTTTAGAGAAATCTGTCCATACTCTTAATGCAGGAACTGGATTTCTAATAACATCAGATAGTGTACCAGGTAAAGCATAAAAAGATATATCAGATCTTAATCTATAAATTAAATTTAAGGCTAATGTAGCACTACCTTTAGAGAATTTATCATCATCATCTAATTCTGCTTTTAACATTTTTAAACCTATCATCATTGCCCATAATGATAAAAAGAATACCATCTCTGCTGCTATCTTTCTAATATCAGCCTGATCTGTTTTATCTAAATTAGTAAAAGCATCTTTCCATCTTTCCATTGTTGAACCAGCACCAGAATTTCTTAAAAAGTTATTATATTCTTTAAACATTCTTGGCATAGCCATATATCTTCCTTGTACTCTAACACCAGTAATTTCATCAGGTCTTGATACACCAAATCTGCTATTTATACCTTCTGTAATCCAAGATAATTTAAATTGTCCTAATAATGCTCCTAATACTTTTGATTTAATCCATACAGGACTATTGGGATCTGTGTTACCATGTACTTTTTTGACAATAGAATTTAATTTTTGGATCATGTCTATTTGATTTTCAGAACTCCAATTCTCTATTTCATTTGAATTAATTGTACCATCTGCATTAATTAAGGACCACATAGACTTCTCAGTACCATCTTTCATTTTAACCTTATCATGCATTAAAGCTGCTACAATAGTTTGTCCTTTCATAAAGAAATCTGAACCTCTCATCCATGTGTACATCATTTCTGTATTAACAATTTGACCCTTACCATAATGTGATTCCATCATATCTTTAATCAAGTTATTTTGCTCAAAGAAATTTACTATTTTATTTCTCTTATCACTTGATTTTACTTTACCCATAGAAAAGAAATTTGCCATAGTTGATCTCATTTCTCCAAATGCTGCATGTGCTTCTTTTACATTAAAATATAATCCCCCAATAGCTTCCATGTAGTTAGATGCTACACCAAAGTTTAAGTTGGTAATAGGAGATAATATAGAAAATCCCATTGATTTAGCTTGTGTTAATGCAATAGCTGAATAAGCACCCTTAGTATAACTTGATCTCTTACCACCTAAAGCTTTATAATCTCTATATAAATTTTTATATGAAGCTATTGTATCTTTTTCATCTTTAGTTAACTTCTCACCAGCTTTCTGTTTTAGCATTGCTGCATCAAACATTGGTTCTATTCCTTTAGCTTCTTCTTTAATTTTTCTAGCTTGTTTCTTTTTCTCAGAAGTTAAACCAAATAAATCTTTAAATTCAAATATATTATCTGCCCAGAAATCTTCTTTTTGATGTTGATCAGGTTCTGTTCTATATTTACCATAAACTAATGCATCAAATGTATAATTTACAGTTTTTTTAATTAAATCTAACCCATCATTTCTATAACCATCATTAGTTATTTCTTTTGCTTGATTAACTATATATCTCTGTAATTCAACTGCATCTGATATATCATCTAAATATTTATAAGTTTCTACTTCATGAATAATCATCTGCATTGTACTTTGTAGATCAGTTGAAAATCCTTTATTTAATTCTTTTAATTCTTGTTGATATATCTTTCTTTCAGAATCAGTTATACCTGGTTGTTCAAGTAATCTTTCTACTTCATCTATTCTTGCATCAACATCAAAGAATTTATCAAATCTTACTTTATTTAAAGGATTACCTAATTCATCTACTTCATTATCAAATTGATAACTATGATTAACTGAGAACCAATCTGTAGCACCATCTAATCCTTGTACTGGTTTATATCCATTAGCTTTAAATGCTTCCCATGCTCCAGCTTTAGATCTCATTACAAAATCTGCATTAGTATTACCTCTAATATCTTTAGGTAATCTTTTTACAGCAGCTCTCATATAACTATTTACAAAATCATAAACTGCAAATAGATCCTTATTTGCTAACATCTCCTTAAATTTAGGATTATAATGTTGATCACCCACTGGTGCATATGGAACATATCTAAGCTTATCTTTATCTTTGGTTTGATTAATAGCTTCCATGTCTGTATCTTCAGGTAATGCTGAAGGATTATATGTAATATTATAATACAAGAATGGATTATGTCTATATTCCCATAACTTCATTTCTTCTTCAGCTAATTCTGGATTATCAATATAAGTATCTTCTAACCAATCTTTATATTGCTCTTGTTCTTCATAATACTGTTTAATCTTAGCTTGTGCTAAATCAACCATAGACATTGCATAATGTTTGTTTTTCTCTCCTACCTTATTATAAAATTCTTCAATTAATCTATCTCTTTCTTCTTCAGTAGTACCTTCAGCAAATGCTATAGGATCAATAGCAATGGTATTATCAACAAACCATTGATTCTTTAATCTTCTTGCCTCTTTAGATCCTGCATTTAATCCTTGAAAAGTTAATTCATCATTGGTATAAGATGGCTCTTTTCTACCTTCTTCTACAGCTTTAATAACACTATCCAGGATTTCTTCAGTACTTATTTTATCTTCTATCAATTGCTTTTTAGCTCTATTGGCTTTATCCATATCTCCATCAAGATATAATTTAATATAATCAGATATATCTTCTTTATCTGATTCTTTATAGAAAGCATCAGCATAACCAGATAATTCTTTTCTTGTACCAATAAATGAATCATCTAATTCATATATTAAATGATTCCATAAAGTTCTACCAGCAGCATCTGTTTTAAATAATTTTTTATAATCTTCTCTTTTAATTTTAGAAAATAATTCATCAGACTTTTTCCACTTTTCTTTAATAGATAATTCCTTAGCAATATTAACTCTTTCAATAGCTGATCCTAAATATCTGATAAACTTTTGATCACTATTTTTAATATCTAATATATTAAGCATCCACTTACTATCTTTCATCATAGTCATGTCATCAACAGTAAGATCAAACTTACTACCTTTAGATGCTTCAAGAATAAAATCAGTTGTTACATTATAAATATCATGCTTTATTTGGGAAGCATCAGATTGTATTTTTTCTACTTCTTCATTAAGTTCACTTACTCCTAAAATATCTCTGAAATTAGACCATATATCACCAGTAGCAATAATATCTCTAATCTCTGAAGCATTTAATGAATTAGGATTTTGTAATGCTTCTTTAGCATCTTCTACATCCATTCTTGCTATATTAGTTAATACTTCTAATTTATCTTGTATTGTTTCAGATTCTTTATAATCTTCTAATTCTTTATTATAATTATCTATTTTAGATTGTATAAAATATTTATTAACCCCTGGTCTTGTTAATGTAGATTGTAATCTATTAATCTTAGCTTTGGTTCTTGCTATAATCTGATTATCATCTGCTTCTGCTTTAGATATTTGTTTATTAACACTAATAGAATCACTTGTAGATAATACATTACCTACTAAGTTTTCTATTGTATCTAAATCTTCATTGTCCCTTTTTTTTACCTGTAACTCATTTAAAGTAGCAGGATTATAACTAATAACTAATGACTTACTTGTAGGAGATACATAATTATATCTTACTGGTATTCCTATAGAGTCTTGTACAGCATTCTTAATATCTATCATAAAGTCAGATACATCACCTACTTGATCACTGATAACAAAATGTGTTACAGCATAATCATCAGTAATATAATCTGTATAAACATTAGATGTCATACCATTACTTGAAATCAGTTCTTTTATCTTGTCTGATCTTAATAAAGATTCAATATTCTTTATATTTTGTTTATCACAATGTTGCATTAGTTTGATTTATTTTTCTCTGACAAATATTTTGATTGAGCATTATCAGCTCTTAACTTAGCTTCTTTTTCATCCAGCTTTCTAAATTTAATATTATAATCTATTAATCCATCATAAGCATCTGTTATTTGAGATTTTGGATTTGCATTATTATATTCATCTATACTAGTAAACCAGTCTGCATCTTTACCTCTATCCTCATCAACTCTACCTAGTCCTTTAACCCCAAGTCTATTATATTTATGATATTGACTATTTATTAAAGGATCTATATTATTTGTCATAAATTCTTTAGTTTTTTGAACTTTTACATCAGGTGATAATTCATCAAATGAATTATAGTATATTGAAATATCATCTTCTAACATTTTTCTTCTTTCAATATCACTTTCTGGTAATATTAATGGATTAGTTGTTTCAGATTTTGGATAATATCCATCTTTATTAGGAGTTCCTGAATTATAATGATACCCATCTGTTTCAGTCATACCAAAGAATGGAGCATATGCATACTTAGCTATATTCCAATGTTTATCTCCTTCTGTTTCAACTTCTGGGTAATCTTTAGATATATCTGGATATAATCTTCCTTTTGAATTAGCTTTAACAGAATATCCATCTTGTCCTTTAATTATATATGAATCTGTATATGTGGGTTTTCCTTTAGCAAATCTTGATGTTGGTTCTTCATCTTGAGTACCAGCAACAAATGATTCATTATCTCCATTTTTAAAAATCCATCCTTTTTGAATTTGATCTGGAGTTTTTTCTTGGTGTGCTCCTTTTCCACTGGCATATAATCTATAAAATTCAGATTCAAATCTTGCAGGAGGATCAGTAAGATCAGTAGGATTATTTTCAGTAATAATTGAATTATTATTAAATTTAGGGATTACTGTTCCATCTTCAGCATAATCTTTAAATTGAGGTAATGTATTAACATACTCATCTATATCAGAATGTTTACCTAATAATATTCTATTTTTAACCCAATCTCTTTTATTTGCTGGAACAATAGTGTGATCTCCATGTGAATTCTTGAGTATTAACTCATTATGTTCCGCATTAATGTCAATCTTATTGTACATGTGTATATGATTTATTTGTTTTTATTAAACTAATACAATATTTAGATACTCCATATTCAATGGCTAATTGAACACCTTTAATTCCACTCTTGAGTTTATCTCTTATTTCTAATATTTGATAGTCTTTTAGTTTAGATTGATTATTTCTCTCACCTTTGAAATTATAATTCTGTGATTTTGCTCTTATTCTCTTCATATTTTCACTAGCTAATTCTCTCATTTCATCAGTATAAATTTTATTTTTCATAGCTTCTCTTGCAGCATTAATTGTATTAATGTGTGGTCTTCTTCCTTTAGCAACTTTACTCATTTTCTTTTTTGTTTCTTCACTAAATCCAACTTCTTTATGCCATTTTGAAGAGCTTATCGAGTGATTCTTTTTACATTCTTCTGACATTTTAAGACCGTAATTGCTTTGAGCTTGCTTTCTAATATTAAACTCTGGTTTTAAAGTATCTATAAACCATTGTTCTAATTTGATCAAATATTCTTTTGGACATTCTGCCAAAATTTCAAATGTAAAATATTCATGCCTATTAAACGATCTTTGTAAATGGTTATTATTATGTTTATTTTTCAGTAGACTTGATTTATGAGTATGTATTCTATGATATAAGTTACAAGCACTACCTATATAAAATTTATTATTTATAACAATCTTATATATTCCAGATTTCTTTTTTAATTCACCTTCAATTTTAATACTTTTAAACATTATTTCTTTTTTGAATCATTTAAATAAATTCTATCATAAATTTCAAAAGGTTTTCCTTGTTCTGGAATAGGAAATTCTAATGACGGATTTAAATTCCATTTATCATAGTAACTAATATACTCTCCCTTTTCATCCTTACCTTTGCTAATTTTAAAGTTTCTAAATACTAAATTACTAGGTTCTTGTACTTGTTTGCTTTCACCTTGTTTTAATGTAGTTCCTTCTTTTTTAACAAAATCTACAATTTCAGGATATGATTTACTCACACTTAAATAATTAGCTTTAGGATCTGTTGAAGTACTTGGTTTATGATTAGAAACTTCAAAAGTATTAAATCTTTGTGGATTTCCAGTATATAATGCCCAAGCATCATCAGCTCTTTTAAAATGAGGTTTTGCTTCTTCTTTATAACGAGCCTGTTCTTTAGCTGAAAGTTTTCTAAAATCTTCAGGTTTACCTTTATACGTTATTGGTAATGGATTCTCTACATTAATATCTCTATTCTTATCTGTAGTAATTAAACCTTTGACACCTTGCATTATTGGAGGCATTATGGAATTATAGGGAGTTACATTTTTATAAATTTTATCTCTCACTACTTTATTAACTCCTAACTGTTCATCTAATATTCCAGTTTCCTTTAATTGTTGAGCTGGAGTACCTTTATAATTAGTATTGTATCTATCTCCATTGTATAAAAATTGTTCATCTCCAGACTTACGAGCTTTAGCATAGGCTGAATTAAAATCTTTTTCATTACTCATATCATTTAATCCTATATTACGAGGATCTAATTTATCTTTAATATTATCTATAATATCTTTTTTAGGTTTAATAGTTTGATTAAATTCTACTACTGGTTTAACAATATTAGTAGATTCAGAAAACATAGTATTATCTTTAATCATTCTATCTAATCCTGGAATTTTCTTTTTAGGAGGATTAGTAGGATCTTCTCCATCAGGAACAACCATACCATCAGCAGCCATAGGGATGACTAAACCAAAAGCAGCAGTAATTTGAGTAGTTCCATTATGCATTTTTACTCCATCTTTTCCTATAGATAGATCAACTCCTCCTTTGGCATGTGTAGGATATCCTTTCAAGTCCTTAACTATTTTCCAAGTTCCACCTTTAGTAAAACCTTTAGGTTTCATACCATCAGCAGCTTTAAATAAACCTCCTCCAGGTCCACATTTTTTTATTTCAAGATCATTAAATAGATCTGTTATTGTTTGTTGAATTGGGTTATTTTTATTAACATATTTTTTAAATCCTTCTATATCTTGTTTAGAACCTAATATATGAATTTGTTCTTGACTTGGTATAGCATAACTTGTGCTACCTTTATCTTCACTAAGATTTATATATTCAAACCCAATGTTTTTATCTTTAAAAATTTCTTGAAGTTTTTTATTACCTGCTTTTTCTCCTTCAGGTAAAGCCATCCTATAATTTTCGTGAAAATACGGAGATTCTCGAATAGCTTTATTTTTAGCTTCATTTATACTTTTAACTTCTTCAATAGTTAAAATATTTCTACCAAGTAATTCTTTTAATAATCCTCCTTCATCTGTACCTAAAAACCACATTCCATCCTTAATGGTTTGTAAGTCTTTAACATTTAAAAGAACTTGATTTAAAACATCACCTCTTTGTAATGCTGCATTTTTACTACCAAAATGTATTAAAGGTTCTTTTTTAATTTCAAACTGATTTATTTTTTGATTACTTCCATGATAAACAATATCCTTTAATTTACTGGTTTTAAAGATTGTAGATAAATACTGCAAATATTGAGCTTTACTACCAATCGAAGCAAGTTCAGGCGATTGACTAAATACATAATCAATACCTTCCATCTTTCTTTTAAAAGAATCTATTACATTTTTATTTTTAGCAATAGATGTAACAAATTCTTGCTTATTATTAATAAAGTATTCTTTGAATTGTTTTTCTGAATACTTTTGACCTTTATATGTTATTATACAACTCATACTTCTTTCCAGATTTTATTATTTTTGATTTTATAAATTGTCATTTTAGCTACTCCATATATAGAAGATAAATTAACTACAGTATCGTTTGATTTTCTTATAGTTTTAACTATCTCCCAGTTTAATTTAGCTGAAGGATTGTTTTCACCCAACACTTTATTAGAAAGATTCTTACTTCTTTTTAAAGCAGATTCTTTTAATTTTTGTTTATGCTCTTCTGAAAAAACAATTCCTTTTTTAGCTTTAGACATTTTTTCTTTAGTCTCTTTAGATTTAGGTTGCGGTTTTCCTAATTTCGATTTGCTTAATAATTGTCTTGTTTCTTCTGAAATAATTCTACCCATAAGAGCTTTAGAAATCTTTTTTCTTGTAGATTTTTTAGGGACTCTTCCTTTACTACTATAAGCAAAAGGACTTAGATTTACTGTATTTTTTGTATTATCAATAAACCATTGTTCAAGTTTAATTAAATATTCTGAAGGACAAGTTGCTACAATTTTATATAAAAAAACATCAACCCCATATTTATTATAAGCTCTTTGTAATCTTGAATTAGGATGTGCATTTCTTTTTAGACAATTAAAATGTTCTCTAATTCTTTTCTTTAAATTAGATGAACTCCCTACATAATTTTTATTATTGTAGCTGATTATATACACTCCTGAATTTAGTTGCATTTTTTATCTATTACTTTTTCTTGTTTTAATATTTTTTCAACTTGTTCAAAGTCTTGCAAATATACATCTAAAAACTCAGAAAACATAAAAGCAGCTTGTTGTTTTTGTTGTGGGGTTATTTGATTATTATTAAGTAATACTTCAGCATTAGCCAATAAAGCATTTAATACTGTATTTTGCTTAACTCCAAATATATTAGCAATTAATTCTACAAGTTTATCTAAAATAGATTTGTTTCCTGTATATGGAATCTCTGCAATAGCATTTCTAAATTCTTCATTAGTAAAAGCGTAACTTATAATTTCATGTATAGAATCTGTTCTATACCCTTCTAGAGGATTTACACTTCTCGCATATCTTGTTCTATTATTCCAATACTTATCAGAAGCTTCTTTTAATACTTTTCTAATGTTTTCAAGCTCGTTTAATGCTAATGATTCTTTTTCAGAAAGACCTTTAGTATTAGTTTCAAAATAAGTTATTTTTCTAAAAGTAGCTGCATGAAGTAATTCATGCATTAACAATTCCTCTAAAGGAATATTTTTTTCACTTTTATTTATTCTTATTGTATTATACTTATCTGAATAAACAGCACCAGAATTTGCTAAAATGAATTTATCTACATATTCTATTTTAATATTTTTTATTAGAGGTCTTATTTTTTCTAATAGTATTTTATTTGATTCTGATAAATTAATTTTATTTAATACTTCTTCCAAATTTGTAATAGAAGGTTTAGTATATTCAGAAACATTAAATTTATTACCTATTGATAATTTGTTAAGTTTATCTTTTAATTCTGACAATTCTATATTAATAGAACCATCAAAATTATTTGTTCTAATATTTTGTAATTCTTTAGTAATAATTAATTCATCTTTAATATAAAAATCGTCATCTATTGTATTATCAGACTTAACGAAAGCCAATTTTTTATTAAACCCTAAAGCTTCATATACAGAATTAGCTAATTCGGGATTAGATTCAAATACAAAATCTATACCATCTGTTATTGTTTCATTTACTTTAATAGATTCAGATGTATTATTAAAATCTAATTCTGTTTGTTCTGGAGTATTATTTTGTTGTACATAATAACCTGGTTTACTTTCAATTTGAGCAGAATTAAATATAGTTAATTTATCTGTAGGTCTTGTATAAGATGTATATAACATTCTAAATGCTTCTATTTGATCCCATTTATTATATGATACAGGATATACATAAGTATTTTTTAATGTTTGCCCTTGTATCTTATGTGCAGTCATAGCATAAGCATATTCAATAGGAATTATAACTTTATATTTACCATATTCAGCAGCCAACTCTTTATATTTAGGAGTTTTTGTTTCACCATTTCTTTTCATTTCTCCAATAGCAGATCCAATAGAATGTAACTTAGCTTGTAGAATTTTATCTGCATTACTACCTCTAATTACCAATGGTATTCTTGCTGAAGCATCTTTACCTTGTTCATCAATATATGTAATATCTGACATTAAAACCTCTATATTTCCAATTGTTGTTTCACTTGGTTTAGAATTAATTGTTACAATAGCACTATTGTTAATTTTGGTATCAAATCTATCTGCATATTTTTTATAAAACATTACTTTTTCATCTTTAACCAAAACATCATTTCCTTGCACAACACTATTTCTAATAGTTTTATTAAAATCTTTGACTTCTTCATTAGTTCCAACAACTACAATAGTAGATAATGGATCTTTTTTAAAGTCTTTTATTGCTTCATTAATAAAATTATCTTTATTATTATCAAATCTAACTCCTATTTGTGTGCTTTGATTAAAATCAGTAAATCTATTAGATGTAATATTACTAAGATCAAATTGTTTAGTTTTATCATATTTATCTAATTCATTACCTAATATTGTAGCTAACCACAATATTGGATTATCTTTAGCTTGTCTTATAACTTCTGTTAATTCAGATGATGTATTATTATCTTCTGTTAATTTAAATATTGTAGAAATACCAGATCCACCAATTGGTTGTATTTGTGCATTATCTCCCATATACAATATTTTAATATTAGAATACTTGTTTAAATATTGCATTTCATTAGGTCCAATCATTGAACCTTCATCAAATATTAATATTGTTTTTGGAGTATTAAATATTTTTGGATAAACATTACTAAATGGATCTTGAATATATTTAATTGTTCCATTTGGTAAATACTCTGGTGTTAATCCAAACATTGAAGCAAAATTATATAATTCTACTTTTTCAATCTTCTCTTTTTTAAAGTTCTTAGATAATACACTTAGTGCAGCATCAGATATTGTAGTTGCATAAATACCATATCCTTGTCTTTGAGCTTGTTTTATAAACTCAGAAGACACAAATGTTTTACCTGAACCACCTCTTCCTTTTAAAAGAAATTCTTTATTATCAGAAGGTAACCATACATTTAAAGCTTTATCCAAAAATTCCTGTTGCCCTGGATTTAAAGTTATATTATTTGATCCTGTCCAATCTGTTCCAAGACTATTGTCAATAGTTTGTTTGTTCTCAACAAATCCACTTGTATTACCATTATTAAAGTAATCACTGTTTATTAAATTCATACTATTAGATAAAGTTTCAGCTAAGATACTATTATTATTGATAGTAATACCAAAAGTTTCTAAGAAAGAAGCTATAAGGTCATTAAATGCACTTACTAATCTATCTATGAATCCTTTACTATCAGTAGTATTAGTTATAATATTATTTAACCTTTCCTGGAATTTATTATCAGACCAAGCCATAGTTATAAACTCATTATTGTTTAATAAACCATAATACTTAGCTTTCATCTCTCCAGTAATCTTACCTTTAATAGCAATGGATTTATATAACTCTTTAGTTACTCTTTGGTATGTTTTCTTAGCTTGTTCTGCTTGTCTTTCATTCTTAATTGTGGGAATAATTAACTGCATAAACTCTTTAAACTCTTTCTTTTCATCAGCAGTTAAAGCATCAACAGCTTCTAATCTTATATTATGTAATCTTAATATAGCTGTTTTTTGTTTCTCAGTTAACTGATCAACATTTAATGCTAACATTCCATCAATTAAAGGATGAAATAACTCATGTATTACTGTAGAAGTAAGATCATCTAATCCAGAAGAAGGATTTAATTTATTCTGATTATTAGGATTAATCTTAATAAGTTTAGAATTATGATTTACTTCACCTGCTCCATCTATTTTTTCATCTATTACAATCTTATAATCTGAATTATTATATAATCCTTTTAATACTTTAGCTACTTCTACATGATTATTAGAACCAGTATTAATAATATTATTGATTACTTCTTGGATAGGCATTTGTTTTGTGCTTAATCCAAGCTTATTTATAGCAGATATATCATTAGTAGACTTTTTATCTTTCTTATTATTCTTAGTAACAACTGAAGATAATAAATCTTCCGAAGAGTTCATTTCTTTAAATTCAAAAGAACCTAATGTTGGTATTGCTTTAAATGTATAATATCCTTTTTTCTCTTTAACTGTTTCATAAAGAACCTTATTTTCTATTTCATTTCCATATTCATCTTCAGTAACAATAGTATTATAAAAGAATTTAGGTACTTCTTTTTCTTCTCCAAATTCAGTAAATATAGGATTGGCTTTAGTTCTAAAATAACTTGTTATTAATCTACTTATCTTACCTATCTTATCACCAACAGAAGTCATTTTAGTATCTTGTGTCAAAGCAATTGCCTTTTCTAATTTAATTGCATTACTATCATCAGATTTATTAATTTCTTTTAATCCTTCTAATTGATTTACATAATATTTATGTGACTGTATTAAAGTTAATCCTTTACCAAAAGTCTTCATTTTAGCAGCCATATCAGGTTTATTCTGTATGTACTGAGTAATAAACCTTTGGTACTGAATAGATCCATCTATAAGGTCTATATTAGCCTGGTTAAGATGTGGATTAACTAATTTACCAGTAATAATAGAAGCCGGCATGTACATCATAAAGTTATTAGCTGATTGTACAGGATTAGTAATAAAAGAATAAGTTATTAGATCATTACCTAATTGTCTTACTTTTTCATCTTTACTGTTTAACATGTAAACTAAAGATTGAGTATTATTAGCTTCATCCACCCTTTGAGTTTTACCAGCAGCAAATCTTAATCTTCTATGATTATTGCTTTCATTACCTATTTGATCTACTACAATACCATTAAGTAAATAAGATCCTTCAAACTTAGATTGTTTGTATTCAGTAACCCTATCAAATATATTGTCTTCTCCTACAAATAATCTTTCTCTTTCTGCATTAACTGTGTTTTCATAAATATCATTATTGGCAAATATAAATGATTTATAATAATTAATTATTTCTCTGTATGCTTTTTCATCTAAAGGTTTACCTTCATTAGCAAAATAATCAGTAACAGTAGTTAATAAATGTTTATATGGAAACATAGTTCCAAATACTTTATTAGAAAACTTAACTCCTTGTTCTATTGCATCACCATATTCTGTATTTTGTAGTTTACTTGTGTTATTCATATTAAACTCAAAATAACTAGAAGTATAATCTCCTTTAACTATTCTTTCATTATACATTCTTTCTTTAAGAAAAGAGTCAATAAATGATTTACCAATACCTCTGGTAGATGCATCAATAGATTTTTGAATACCAGCTAATAAACTACCTGCCTCATCTAAAGCAAAGAATCCTACTATGGAATTTAATTGCACTTTATTATAATTTAATACTTCTTCTTTAGAAGCTGTATTAAGATTTAAATCTCTAGCTTCTTTTAATGCTGTTACAGAAGGTATTACTAACTGTCTAAGAGCAGCATCTTTATAAGATTCATTATCTCCAGGACTTTCTAATTTAGCAGCTTTATATAATTCTTCAATTAATTTATCTTTTAATTTACTATCTTCATGTCTGCTATATCTTTCATTAAACTGATTAAATTTTCTATTCTTTTCAGTAATATATCTTTTAATAACAGGTTGTGTCATTAATGCTACAGCATGATCATTAGCTACAGCACCTATTTCTGGTTTAGAAGATAGAGCTTTATTCTTGCTATCATCTCCCATCATTAATAATGCATTAATTGCATTAAATGTATCTTTATTAAAGTTAAGTGCACCTAATCTACCATACTTGGCATTATCTACTGCTTCTGATTGTATGTTTTGAATGTTCTTATGTATTCTTCTGCCACCTCCATTATATTCAGAATAAGCATCTAATCCAAATGTATTAAGATTAATTTTCTGACCAGATTTAAATTCAATTGGAATAGATAATCTATTATTTTTATAACCAATATTTAAACCTAAACCTTGTATCATAGCATTTAAAACAATAGCATTAGCTTCAATAGCTACACCTTCTTTACCTGATCTGTTCTCTAAATAAGATTCTCTATTATATCTTGGACTTAATAATCCATCAGGTTGTTTATTTGTTTGAAGAGCTTGATGCTCATTAGCTAAATCTGTCATATCCAATGACTCAGCTATTCTTTCAAACATACCTAAGTTAGTTAAAGCTTCCCAGTGTATATCAAAATATTCATTCTGTAATGTTTTAATATTTTTTTCAATAACCAGATTATCTATTCTTTCTGTAACAGTATTTTGATATTCTGTATATAAAGCTCTCTTTCTTTCAAGTAATGCTTTACCTCCATCATAATCATCTAATGTTGTTTTAGTATCTTTAAATTCATTTAGTTGTTCAATCAGTTCTGTTCTATCTTTCTCAAAACTCTTAATCTTACCTAAAAGATCTTGAATATTAGCATTATCTTCTTCAGTTAATTCTTCTCCCCAATACTCTTCAATTACAAGTTCTAATAATCTTATATTATCAGCAACATTATCTAATGACTCTCTTGTTGATAATATTTCTTTCTTATTATCTGTAATACCATACTCATTAATAAATGCACCTATCTCTTCTTTGATAGCATCTCTTTGAGTCTTATACTTTTTGTATTCTTCATACTTAATTCTTCCTTTAGCACTAGTTTCTTGGTTATACATTCTTAATTTACCATTCTTTTCATCATAAGAATAGTTCCACATATAAGCATAAAGTTTATCAACATCAAAGTCACTACCCATTTGTACTACAATCTCTTGTGGTACAACTATAACATTACCCATATATTCAGGTAAGAAACCTAATATTTGAATAGGTAACATAGAGTTAGGACCTTGCCCTGGTATTCTACCACCAATTAATCTCAATAGTTCATTAGGTACTCTCTTAGGATCTAAATATGTATTACCTTCTTCATCTGTTGTAGTAAAATCTTTAGGATTAAGTTTATTACCTTTATTATCTAAAAACTGAAAAGGAACATATACACCAGCAGCATTTATTGCTTTTTCTCCTTTAGTAATAAAAGGTAAATCCTGGCTTAAAGAATGTCCTTTAACTAATACTATATCATTCTTTTCTTTTTCAGTTAATCCTTCAATAGTTTTAATACCAGAAGAAGATGTTTGAACATATGAATGTCCATGTACTTTTTGTAATACAATCTTAGAAGCTATAGAAGCCATTAAGGATTCATATTTATTTGCAGCAGCAGTAAAGAAAGGAGGAACTACAAATTTACCATTTTCATCTAATGATAAATATTCTAAAGCATTATTGGTAAATCCTCTATCTTGAGCTTCTCTTTTTAAGATCTCTACAACTTTAGACATATCATTAAAGCTACCATCTACTTCATTAATATCAAATTTCTTGATAAATTCTGCTTTAGCTTCAGCAAACATTTTCTTTTTAATATCTTCCTTTCTTACTCTTAGGTTAGGATCTAATTCATCAAATCCTTCAAGTAATAACTTATCCATCTGAGACATAATCCTTATCTGATTTTTAGTTTCATCATAAGGTATTTCTTGTTGGATATAAAATCCAGCTCTATCTAATTCTACTGGAACTATATTATTTAAACCTTCCTGGCTTACTTTACCATCTTTCCATACATTAGCTATATTAATAGCTCCACTCTTAACAGCAGAACTGTAAGCTACTCTATTAATAGGAGTTTCTCTTTTAATTCTTAATTCTTTACCATTCTTATCTACTTCTTTAGTAAAGAACATTGCTTCTTTAATCTTATTAATTTCTAAACCATTAAATACTTGATGTATAATAGGCATAGAAGAAGATTTAATATATACTTCTGCTTGTAATGGATAGTTCATATTAATGTCATTAAATTTAACATTAGTTACCTGAACTGGCTTATGCATACCCATTACAAACTTTAACTCACTATCTGTAAGTTCTGCTTCTTTAGGTACTGGTTCATTATCTTTTAATCTATCTTGTATATAAGCTTTCTTTAATAATCTTTCATATAACTCATCATTTAATCTACTTTCTCCTTTAGCAAACATTACATGTAAATGCTCTTCAAAAGAAGTATATTCTAATGCATCAGCTATATCCATACCTTGATACATCTTGGCTAATCTTGGTATTGCCAGGATAGATTTATTAATACTATTCTTTATATTATTATTAATAGTAGCAAACTGATATGTTGGTTGTTGTGTATATTCCCATCTTTTAGTGTGTTCATTATACTGTTTAATATGGAAATTTGGTTTAGTACCAGCAGCTAAGTTTTTGGCATTTCTTTTAATAGTTTCTGTAATAGTAGCTTTAACTACTTGTGAAGTTTGTTCAGCAGTTAGATCATTTATTTTATTTGGTTTACCTTTATAAAATGATGCAGGATCTCCTGCAATAGATTGATAAAATCCTAAAGCTATATTCTGAGAATAAGATACTGCTTCTCTAGCAGCTATTTGTAATACTGCTTCATCTGGAATTATATCTTCTGGTCCTTGAACAAATTGATTAAGTTTAGATAACCATTTGTTATCCATTCTATCTATGTCAATACCATTATCTTCCCAGAATTGTAACTTAGCTTCTACTTCTTGATTATACTGATCAGCAGCTAATAAAGTAATAAATCCAAGATCATTTAATGGAATAGCAGAATCTACTACTTCTGAATCTACATCATAGTTATTGCTAATAACTGCCTCTACAAATTCATCAATATTTTTAATATCATTTTGTGAAGCTTTTGTACCTTCTTTAGTTGCAAGAAATAATAAATGTGTTAAGTCTGGTTTATTTAAAACATCAGCATATGTTCTTGTAATACTAAATTGTTCAAATCCAACAGCATATCTATTATTATATTCTGCACCTAATCTAGATAATACTTCTTTTAATGCTTTAGGATTTTCTTGTTGCTCTGGAGTTAATAAACCTTGTAATATTTCTTTAATTTTTGATTTAGCAATCTGAATATTAGCTGAAGGTAATAAATAAAAGAATTTATATCCATTATCTAATTGTGTATTTCCCGTTTTATTTATTTCATCTTGTTCTCTTAATACATATTGTTTATATGCATTAATTCTATTTATTTCTGACTGTACACCATTTACTAAAGCAATAGAATTATTAACTATATTAGATCTTGTAAATTCAATACTGTTTCTTAATTGACTTATTTGTACTTGTAAATATCTTGTTTTATCAGAATTAGTAGGAGAACTTGCAGTTCTTTTTAGATTACCATTATTTTGTATTCCAGCTAATTCATTTAATTCTATTTCTATCTCACTTAATTTCTTAGCTTCTTCAAAGTCACCAGAATCTTCATTCTTTATTGAATCTATTAATACAGCATTAAAATTAGGATCTCCTATAAAAGAAGAGTCTTTACCAAAAGCAGATGTATTTGTATCATCAAGAGTTTTATTTCTGATATTAGCTACAGTAGTTGTTAACTGATCAAATATAGAATATAAGTTCTGCATGTTACCATTAGAACCCATAAAAGAATCAGAACTCTGATTACCTCTAATAGAAGATATAAACCTACCTAAATTAGATAAATAATTACCACCAATAGAGAATGGATTATATAATGAGTAAGGAACATACATATCTCTCTTACCTTCAACTTTCATAGCTGTTCCCTTAGGAATATCCAGATTGTTAAATAAAACTCCTATAACACCAGCTTTTGGATCAAATAATTCAGCTATTCCATAACCAAAATAATTCTCAGCTATTTTAGAATAATCTTTAGGATTATCTAAGATCCACTGCATATCTTCTTCTTTTACATTAACCTTTAATTGATTAAGTAAAGAAGTTAATCTACCAGCAATTGTATCATCATTATTATTTAATTTATAATCTAAAGCTATATTCTCATAAGCTGATTTAATATCTGCTATCTTATTAGCATTAATTAAAAACTTATGATCTACATCTCCTATAACTAAATTATTATTTTTGTCATTAACAATATTAAAGAAATCTGATTCCCAGGTTTCTACCATTACCCTACCACCACTATTTCTATCAGCATCTATAAGATTAGCTGAATAAGTACCATCTTTAGTATTCCATAATGCTATTTTAGCTGTAGCTTTATATAATTTAAGAACAGTCATAAACTCATTCTTAGCATTATTATCCCAAGTTATAATGTTATCAGCTATCTGATTTAACATTAATTTATTAGGATTAGATTTATCTCTTAATACTTTTATTGCTTCATCAAAAGTAAGATTAGGTTTATTAGATAATAATCTTTTAATTGTAATAAAAGCATTTTCTCCATCTACATATTCTGGTAATCCTAAAGTAGTATATTTAGGTACTATTTCTCTACCTGACTTCTGAACCATTTCAATAGTAGATAATTTAGATTTTAATCTAAATGAAGCTCTATCATAATCATTCATTTCATAGATAGACTCATCATATCTTTCTCCTTGATGTCCTTGTTCTCCAGTAGAATCTATTATTTCTGCATCTTCTTGTTGTTCATTAAAAGTAGTTTTATTATTACTTTTAACCCTTAACCCAGAAGCTTGTAATTTAGAATGTATAAGATCTTTTATCTGATCTATGTATTGAGGCATATTTTTTAATGTCTCGGTTTGTGCATCTTCAATTAAATCTCCTAAGAAGTATTCTTCTACTTGGTTAAGTATTTTTTCAATAGATTGATTAGGATCAGCATTAAAGGCTTCTAATGCTATATGTGTACCATAAGTAACTAATTGTTCTTGATGATGCCAAGGAATAGCATTACCTGAATCATTACTGACTAAAAATTTAGAAGACAAGGCATTAATATCATCAACATCTATTTTGATAGATTGTAATATATTATTATTATCTGTATTAGTTTTCTTAGGTGTAAACTTCTTTCTTGGTTTTTCTTCTATAGTACTATCTGGATCAGGAACATTTTTTGTTTGAGTGTTATTTAAAGCAAGTAATTCATCATCATATTTAGCATTAATTTTATCTTCTAATTTACTAGTAACTTCTTCTGTTTTATAGGGAATTTTATTATCTATATTTAAATCTTCAAGAGCATCCCCAGCATTAGTATTACTTTCAGTAAAGACAAAAGATTTATTGCCTGCCCTATATGTAGTAGCTGTAATATCATTTCCGTTATTATCTATATAATACTCTTTTTTTACGGGAATACTTTTAGCTTTTTTATCTAATTCTGTTTTTAATTTTTCTTGTCTTCTGCTTTCTATATCTTCTACAGTAGAAATATCAGGTTTAACCTGACTTTCTGTATTTGAAATATTATTTTTAAGTTCAATTAGTTTTTCATTAATTCTTGTTACTGGACTTTTACTACCTTTTTCTTGAGTTGTATGATCTGAAAATATTAATATTTCTCTTTGTGATAAAGGTTGATTTAATGATACTTTATTAGCGATACTGTTAATAACATTATCAGATACAATACCAGCATCTACAAAAGCATTATATTGCTCATTAGATATTGGTTCAGATACATTTTCTACAGGTTGATCTTCTACTTCAACAGATTGTGGTTTAACATCAGTAGTTAATTGAGTATTGATTTCAAATGTAGCTTGTTCATGAAAAATCCATCTATTTGTATAAGGATCTTTAACATATAATACATCTGTTTCTGTATCTTCAATTATTCTATTTTTATTAACTTTAGGTGCTAAACCAATAGTACCATTATTATTAACAATAGTTATCTTAGTATTTTTATCTTTTACATTAAGTCTATAAGAAGTTCTTTGTGCATTACCAATATAACTATCTATAATTGCTTTATCGGCATCAGATAATTTACCATCAATTAAATTATCAACAGTAATTAATTTAGTTTCTTGACCTTGTTTTTTAACAGCTATTTGTCTTTGTTTATTCTTACCAAATCCAACATCTAATTTATTAACTTTATTTTTAATGTCTTGTGCCCAAAAGTCATTCATTTGTGCTAAAACTTCCTTATCTGTTTTAACATTTTTACTAATATTACCTTCATTTAAAAAATCTTCAAGATATAGATATACTAATTCTTTATCAATTGGTTTTGCAATTAATTTAACATAAGTGAATTCTGGAGTTTTATTATCAGAACTTTTCATTGGTAATTTAAGAGTAGCTATTTGGTTTTTGTCCTTACCTACCATTACTATTTCCACATTAGTATCATCAATAAGTTTTTTAGTAGGGATAGGTGGTCCTACTCTTCTTGATACATCACCTGGTTTAACTTCAGTAACCTGACTTGAAGGGTTTTCAGTGTTTAATATATCTTTTCTAAAATCAAATAATTTAATTAATTGATCAGCAATCTTTTTAAAATCAGATTTTTCTGTACCTTCTTCATCACTTCTAATTACTACTCTATTAAATGGTCTTGTATCAAAAGTATCTCCTAAGAATATTTTAATTCTATTTGCTATTTTAGTTTTAGATTCTCCATCCATAATAGCATTAACAATCTCTTGTCCTTGTGGAGTAAGTATCATCCATCTATTACCTTCATCAGACTTAGATGGATCTGGAGTAGCAAATAGACCTCTTAAATCAGTATCTTCAGCATTTTCTGTAGACAATAAACTTGCTAATGTAGGAACATAAGATTTATTTTCAAATGTATTATCTCCTTCAAATATTATTCTTATTGGAGTATGATCTATATTACCTATCTCTCCTTCTGTTTCAAGTGTAACATTAGTTCCAACTACATATTTATGTGATGATATAGGAGTAATTACTCTCTCATCAGATTTATTTTTTAATGTACCATCATCAGATATTACATATTCTCTGCCTAATCTACTAACAGAAGCATGAGGATTAGTTAATTTATTCTTCTCTCTAAGTTTCTTTTCTTCTTCTCTAATATTTTGATTAGGAACTTCTGGTATTACTTCTGGTTCTGTTTCTACAATTGGATCTGTTACCACAGGAGTAGTATCAGTTTCTTCTTCACCAAATACATCATTAATATTAACTAAACTAGCATCATCAAATTCTTCTGTTTCATCTTGGATAACTTGATTAGTAGGAGGAATAATATTTTCTTCAATTTGAATTTCCTTTAACTTTTCTTCTTCAATAATAATTTGAGGAATTTCTTCAATTATATTTTGTTCAGTTATTACAGGTTCAACAATATTGGTTATTGGAATTTCAATATTTGGAATTGGAGAATTATCAATTGGAATATCATTTATTAATTCATCAATATATCTAAATTGATTGGTTAATGTAGTTAACTTATTTTGTAATTCATCTAATCTTTTCTGTTCTTTATTTTTATTTTCCTCAAGAAATTCAAGATCATTTAAATGATCATATAAATTATTTTCTAATTTATTAAATTCATCAGTAACTTTATTATAATTTGTTACTTGGCTCTTATCTAGAGACTCATTAAGTAAACCAGATAGATCTTTAGATTTAAGATTATTAAATGATTTTTTAATGCTATCAACATAAGATTTAATATATTTTATTGATTGAGATAAAGCATCATTTAATATTTTTATTAATTTATCAATAATAGATATCTTATTACTTATTTTATTTCTTCTATCAATTAATTTTTGAGTTGTTATTTTAGTAATTAAATTATCATTTAACAAACTATTATAATAATTAACTTGATTATTTAAATCTTTTCTAATAGTTCTTAATTGATAAGCATATTTCTTAAGTTCTTTTATTGAATCAAACAGTTCATTTAATGTTTTAAACTCAGCTCTAATATTTAATTTTAAATCTTCAGCTCTATTGATTGTGGATAATCCTTTTTTACTATTCTTTTTAGAATTAGAATTAACTATATTTAATAATGTTTGTATTTGCTTTTGAATTTTTTCTACTTCTATTCCACTTAATTTAGTTTTAGAAGTCAATTGAGCAGATAAAGATTTAACAACTTTATTAATATCAGAAATATCAGATTGAACATTATTTTGTTCTTCCTTTAAAAGATCAATTTTATTCTGAATCAATACAGAAATATCATCATTCAATCTCTTTTGTTCTTGTTTAACAATAGGATCAATATCCCACTCTACTACTGGACTTGGTAATGGATTAGAACTTCCTATAGCAGCTCCAATAGGATCTTGTAGATTTAAATAAGCATTATAATTATTTGGCGAACTATAATCTAATGCTCCAGGTTTTTCAGTCTTTTTAACTTCTGGTTCAGTAACAGTTAATGAATCTATATAAGTATCAAATTCTTCTTTAGTAGCATCTACAAAGATACCATCCATGTAATACTTCTGAAGTTCTTCAAAAGTTAATACTTTAGTTTTTTCACCAGTATTATAAGTAATTGTAGATGTTGGTTCTACTCCTTCTATTGTAGTTATATGTGCATAACTTATAGTACCATCTGGTTTACTACCACTAAAATAACCAATACCAGCTCTTGCTCTTTCAATAAAAGGAATAAACTTTTCTCTTAATTTATCTTGTTCTGCTTTTAAATCTGATTTTTCTTTAGCTGCTCTTATTCTTTCTATTCTATGTAAATTAGCATAGATAGATAACATCCTAACTTGTTCTAAAATGTCATCTTTACCAGCATCATTAATCCTGGATTTTGAATCTACTGAGTTGGTTATCTTATCTAAATCTTCAATTAACTTTTCTACTTTTTCATCTGTGATATTATCTACATTCTTAGCTACAAAGTTATCTACTTTATCTTTCATGCTCCTATATTGAGCACTATTTAAATATTCTCTTTCTGTTAATGCTTCTTCTAATCTATCTGTGTGATCTTTTAACTTAACTAATTCATCTGTTAAAGTAGGATCATTAATAAACTCTTTAGCTCTTGCTTGATTTCTTTTATTAGATTCTTCTAAATCTGATTTGTCTTTTAATAAATTATCTAATTCTGTTTTCTCAGTAGGTTTAATTGTCTTTAACTTACTAAGTTCATTAATCCTTTCTTGTTTTTCAGTATCAAATTCTACTACAGGGACACCACCTTTAGTTTTAAGTAACACATCTATGTCACTAGTTATATCAGCATGATTAGGATTAACTGCTTTTTGTGCTGCATTGTAAGCTTCTATATTCTTAGATATTTTGGCTTTAGTTTCATTAACTTTTATAGTTCTTTTATCTACAGCAGTAGTTAATGTTTTTATATTTTCATTAACAAAGAATTTTCTTTTTCCTAATTGTGGATCATTATGTCTATTCCATTCATTTTCTATTTCTATTAGCTTAGTAGCTAATGATTGAGCTTTAACTTTAATCTCTGGAGTAATTTCAGTATCAATTAAATTAGATCCTTGTTTAGTACCATTTGCTATTTCTTCAATAGTAGATCTAAAGTTACTTAATGTACCTTTAGAAAGATTATCCATAGCTGCCTTAACAAACATGTTTTCCTCTATTGCTTCTTTAGTTATATCATCTCCTTCAAAAACAGCTTGGTCATATGCTTGTTGAGCATCAAATAAATTCTCAAATTTAGTTTTTAATATTTCATTATTATTCTTAACTTGATCTTGTTGGTTTTCATAATTTCCTTTTCTTGTATTAAGAATATCTCTTTTTAATATTTCAGCTTTAGTTCTTAATGCTTGTTTTTCTTCTTCATTACTTGTTGCTTCAATAGCATCATTTGTTTTAATTAATTCTTCACTAAGAGTTTTATACTTCTTATTATCCATTATTTTACCTGGAATATTAGACATAGCATTTTGTACTCCTCCACCAAAAAATCCCATCATACCTTCAAAGATGTTCTGTTCAGTAAAAGCATAAGATAATACTGCTCCTAATCCACCATTCTTATTAGCTATATCAACATCCAATGGAGTAAAATCAGAATTACCTTCTTGATCTTTATTAACAGCATATCTCATTTTATTCATGATATTATCTTGCTGTCCACCTTGAACCATCTCTTCTGCCATCTCTCCCAAAGATAACATTAATGGATTTTTACCACCATTCCATGCATCTTTCCATACTTCTTTCCTAAAGATATTTAATTCTGACCAACTTCTAGGTAATAATCTTGACTCATCTGTAAGTTTTTGAATACCAGGACTTGCTTTACCAAATATAGTTTTAAATTCCCATGTATCTTTAGCTAACATAGCTAAGTTATCAAACCTAACATCATCAGCTGCTTGAGAAGCTATTTTCTTTATATAATTTTCATCAGTAATTCCATTTCTTCTTAATTCATCTTCAGTATTTTTATAGGTTTCAAAACCCATAATAGTACCTTCTAATTGATTCTGTATAACACCAGCAGGAACATTAGCTGCCCAATCCATTAATGCTACTCTTTTAGCAGGATTGGCTATCATACCTTCAAGTAATGCTGTTACACCTCTTGAAGAAGATGCTGCTATTGCTTCTACACCAGCACCTATTACACCTTCAGAAGCCATTATACCTCTTGCTGCCATAGATAACCCTTTACCAGCCATTCCTAAACCTTTAGAAATTACTCCTCCAGGTATAGCAAACTGTAACCCAGATTCTATTACTCCTTTTGTACCAGACCAAAACATAGAACTATCCCATGATAAAGGATTATTAGGATCAGAATAAACTGGCATTGCTTCATTAACATCTTGTTGTGCTTGAGCTAAATCTTCTTGTAATGCACTTTTTTCCCAATCTCTTGTAAGAATATTAGGAATATAAGTTAATGCTTCTATTGCTTTTAACGCACCATTTACAGTACCACCAACAATAGCATTTCCAGCTTGTTGTAAAAATCCTTGTTGTTCAGAAGCTTGTTGTGCCCAATTACCACCTTGATAAAAAGCAGCATCATCACCTAATCCAGAATAATCTTCATATGGATTAGAACCAAAATCAGTTGTTTGAGTAGCATCTACCCTATTACCATATTGAGAATTAAGATATGAATTAATTTCAGCTCCTGATTTACCAATTGGATCAAACTTAGGTTGACCATTAGCATCTAATTCTTGCTTAACAGATCTTGGTCTTGGAACAAAAGAAGGTTTACTTCCTGGCTCTATTATTATTTGTTTACTACCAGCAGTAGGTGTTACACCTTTACCTTGATTTTCTGGAGTAATAATTTTTTCTTTATCTGGCATTGTTTATAGTTGTATGTGTAGGTGGTTTCCTGAACCATCACTATCACCATGATATATAATTTTTAATGTCTGTCCTGTATCTTTAATCTTAATAAGAACTGGAGGAATATTATATCCATTTGTTCCTTTTCCTTTTAATAACATATTTCTTGTTTCAGTAGGATTACCTGTTAATGCAGCTATTTTATTAATTGCTTCTAATTCCTGAGATTCAGATTTGAATTTAAAATCTACTGCATTTCCATGATCATGATCTGATTTTCCTCCCCCTTTCCTATGACCTGAAGAGAATTGTGGACCTAATGAATCTAATCCTGATTTAACAATTAGATGTTTAGTACTATCAATTAAAGATGAATTAACTCCTTTTATAGATTGTCCACTTTGAAATGTAAAGTTATAATTTTTTATTCTATTATTTACATCTTGTGTCTCTTTTTTATTTTCTCCTTGATAAGATGCTGCCCATGCTCTTGCTGGATACTTTTGCCAATTACCATCTTGTGCATTACCTATTCCATGATGATGCATAATATCTATTGCTTGTGCTTCATTAATATTTTTACCATTTTTTGCATAAGCAGCTATTATTTTATTAACATTAGGAAGATATTGTTTAGGCATTAATACCTTGTCAAAGTATGCATCCTGCATCTCAGGATGATCTTGTATAGCCATATAGGCTTTAATATCCTCATCTGAATATCCTTTAGCTCCCTCTTTTCTTCCAAGTTCTTTCTTAAAAGCAGCTATTGATTCAGGAGTATATTTACTTAAATCAACCCCAAATTCTCTCCAGTTCTTAGTAACAAAAGGAGTTAGTTTATCAAATTGTGATGAAGGTACTAATCCAAAATATCCAAGAGCATTAGTTTCTTTATTTCTTGCTCTTGCAGGATCTTTCTCTCCTCCAGATTCAGCCTGTCTAATACCTTCTTTGATACTAGATGACTGTGACTCCAACTTTCCCCCATTACCACCTCCACTAGTATTAGTTGTGTTAGTAGTTTGTTCTTTAATACTTTTTAAAGATATATATCTTGCCAACTGAAGTTTATTTTGTATAACTTCAGTTTCACCATCTGCTGTTACTGTATATTGTCCATTTCCTATATTGGTAACTTTAAATGATTTACCATTATTATTATATGAAGTAGAAGAACCTTGTTTTAAATCAACAGATTTTGCTAATTTAACAAATAGTTTTTCAGCAACATTAGCAGCACCAGGAGTATCAATTAAAAAAGAATTTAGTAATTGTCTGTTAATATTAGTATCACTTATTATTGCTTCTTTAGGACTACCATCATAAATAACATCTCCTGTAGCTTTATTATATTGGACTTCCCCAGTTTTGTTTTTAGTTGCCTCACCAATTAATGCTCTTAATCCCCAAGTTCCAGTAATTGGATCATATACAGCCTCTTTAGTTGATATTGTATCATCTTCAGAACCTTTATATTTAGTACCATTTACTAATCTAATACCACCTGTAGCACTATTAACTGCTGTTACTCCATTTTGACCTTCATATTTATCAGTTATTGACTTAACATCTGGGTCAGCTTTATCTAAAGAATATCCTATATTTGCTCCCTTAGCACCTGTGCCTTCTTTTTGAACTCTATTTGCATATTTATCAAATGCTTCATTTTCTCCAGATCTAATATATGCAATATAATCATCAAATGGTTTAGTTGATTTTCCTTCTTTAACTGCTTCAACTTTATATTTCTCAATATATTTAATTTTATCTTCTACTTTTTGTGGAATACCCATAAAGAATTGTTCTCCTCTAAAATATTTATTGAAACCACTCCAAAATCCTTCACCATCTTTACCTAATTGATCTTTTAAATCATCAAGGTATTTACCTTCTTCTTTAGTAACAAGTCCTAATCCATAAGCAATTTGGTTTCCAATACTTCCACCCTTTTCAGCATATTGTTTAAATTCTCTTGATTTATAAAAATCATTATTTTTTAATTCTTTGATATTATTATCTATTGATCTAAGATCTTGAGTAATTGATATTCTTTCATTACCAAGTTCATTATAAGCTGCTTTTTGTTCAGGTGTCCATTTAGTATCATCTGATCCAAATTGTTTATTTAAAATTGCTTGTTGCTGTTCAAGCTCTTTAGCTCTTGTTGTTAATGCTGTTTTTTGTTCAGTATTAATTTCCATTTGATTTGCTGGACTTAATAATACTGGATTTAATGTTGTTTGATTTCCACCTAACCAACCATCTCTTGAATTATTAGTTGCTTCTGGAATATAAGTAAATCCATCAGCACCTACAAATACTGGAGGACCTTCTGGTTTCTTATCTTTAGTTGATTTAGAATCAGATCCATCAGAATCTTTCATAGAAGCTGCTGTAGGACTTGCTGTAACTCTAACTAAATTACCAGCAACATCTTTTAATGCTCCTCTATAATAATCATTTCTTTTAGATGTCTTCCAACTATCATAATCAAATCCTTGTTTGGTTAAAGCTTTCTGATTTAATCCCCAAACTCTATCTAATTCAGCATCTATTGAAGCAGTATCTTTTAGTATTGTTCCTCTATACTCTCCATCAGAATTAGGTAAATTAATAATAGCATCAGCTTCATCAGTATAAATACCTTTAAGTTGATTATTATACTTATTTTCATCCCAAGGTTTCATAGCAGCAGGATTAAAAGTATCTAATGGATTAATTTCTCCATTAGCACCACTATAACTATAATAAGCATTGTTAAACTCATCTACTGCATCTGGATCTAATCCTGGAAATAACTTCTCAATATTAGTTCTTTTAACTTTATCTTGAATAACTTTTCTAAATCCAGTATTATTATATAATTGCTGTGTTAATTTACTTTCTAAATTCAAAACAGCATTCACATCTAAATTAGGATTAGATTGTAATGCAGTTATTTCATTAATAATAGGTTGTGCACCATCATTAATTTCTTTTAATAATGATCTTTGATAATCATTATCTCCTACCATATTTAAAGGACTATCTTTATCAAATTGTAATTTATCTAAATTTCCTTGTAATTTAATTCTATTACTAATCTGATCTTGTTTCTTCTTATATGCAGCATTAACTCTTTGTTGTTCAACACTAAATAATGTTTTATAATCTAACTCTTTTTCAACAGTTGGAATATAATCTATATAAGAAGCTTGTGGTAATATACCTATAGGACTAACTTGTTCCATTTATAATTTTTAATTTGTTATTGTGTAGCCGTTGCAGTAGTAGCACCAAAAGATAATGGCATTCCTTTTTGTAATTGTCTAAGCATCATCATTTGATTTACCAAAGAAGAATATCTACTTGTTTTCTCTGATCTATTCTTAGCATTATAATTCATTCTTTGATTGTTTAATGCAGATATATTATTAATTGCATTAGTACCCAAACTAGCTGATTGTCCTACTAAGTTATTAATAAACTTATTAGTTTCATTCTTAGCTGTGGCATCAATCATTGATTGTTGATTTTGTATTCCATTTTTGGCTTGTTGATATTGTGATTCCAAACCTAAATTCATCTGAGCTGCTTGTGCACCTAATTGACTATTAGCATCTACTGCTCTTGCATTAGCTGATCCAATATAATTCATTGCTCTACCATAATCAGAAGTATTAGATAATGCTGCATTAGCAACAGTATTAACATTCTTATTGTTTTGGTTAGCAACATAATCAAAATAAGATTTATCCATTTGTCTTGGCATATCAGGTATTCTAAGATTAGGACTTTCTACTCTTGGATTCTGTCCTATTAATCCTGCTAAAGCTGTCATAGAACCTCCTAATACTCCACCTAAGTTAGACATAAATGCACTATTGTTATCTCTTGCATTCCTTCTAAAATCTCCATCTAAACCATCCATTTGACCTTGAGTATATTTAATTAATGAATCATATTCATTATTATCTGATGCTGCATTAGGATTATTTACTGTTCCTGGGTTAGTTACTGCTTGTACAGGATTACCAGCTTGAGCATTAAATTGTGGTGCAAATCTACTTGTTGGATTAGGCATAGGATTTAATGGAATAGGAGGTGCATTTAAAGAACCTACTGGTCTTCTATTAGGCATTGTTGCTGTAACAGTAGGACCATTTAACCATGTTGATATAGGAGCTTGGCTCTGCCAAGGACTATTAGCTACTGTTTGAGGAATTAAATAATTATTTGGTTGTGCATTAACATAATTTGGATATTGTACATTAGTATTTCCTTGTGCTTGACTTAAGTCAAATATATTTAATCCAGGTCCTCCACCATAAGCAAACTGTTCAATATTCATATCTTCTTGTGACTCTTGTTGTTCTGGTTGTTTCTTAGATTTAGGTTTACCTTCTTCATTAAGTCTTATTAATTCTCCCAAGATCATAGATCTTGCTGCTTTATTTTCTTCTGAAGTTTTCCTTGCATAGATATTGCCTTTTTGTAAATCAGATAACTCTGTGGGAAATCTTTTTCTTAATGTATCAGTAAGTTCAGATAAAGTTTCTTCATCTTTAGTAAAGTAATCACTAAGTTTAATTTCTTTATATTTAGACTTATCACCACCTTCTTTATATATTAAAGGATTAAGACCTAAAATAATCTTATCTGCTTTAGCTTTAGATAGTTTTGTTCTATTTGATATGATATAAGAATCTGAAGGAAAGAGATCTGTAATCTCATTAGAATCCATTTGTTTATGTGTCTTAGTAGCTTTAGTATCAAATATATCTCCTTTATTAGATATTACTTTTTCTCCTTTTTCTGTTTGAACTGGTTGTGGTAATTGTGATCCTACTATTCCACCCATAGGATATTTCATAGGTTTACCACCATATCTCATATTTTGTAAACCTCCACCCCTATTAATATCTTGCATAGATTGTATTCCTTGATTTTGGTATTGTAAATAATCTAAAGATTGTTGTTCTGATTGACCCTTCATATTATTTAACATAGCTCCACCTACTCCCATTAACATACCTCCAAAATTACCAGCCATGTTTGTTAGTCCAGCTATATTTTGTTGCCCTTGCATTTGTCTATTTTGCATTTGTTCCATCCTTGTAGGAGAAACATTTTGTAAGGGTTGTGTACCAATATTGGGATTGGCTTGATTGTAAGAAGTTACCCCAGAGCTATTTAAAGTAGGAATCATTGTGTTAAACTGAGAGTTTAACTGATTACTATTATATCTTTTAGCTTGTTGACCAAGTTGATTTAACTGGTCTATAGATAAATTAAACATGTATTTTTGAATTAAACACTTTATGGTTTAATGTTTAATAAACATAATACCTACATATTTAATTCCCTTATAAAGTTTTATCTCCAAAGACAGAGACTGACCTTTTACATATTAATTCTATGTCTTTTTCATCATCTAAAATAAATCTTGAAACTATATACTTATCATATAGATATTCATTTTTTAATTTATCTTGTAGATTAAATTCATTTATTTGTATTTGATCTTGTTCATCTTTAATTGTAAGTGGAACAGTAGTATCTTTAGTATAATCTGCTATATCAGAAAATCTCCAATTCTTTTGCATCTTAGACATTACCATTGTACTAGAGTTCTCTTTAATAGATTTCTTTAAACTTGTTCCAGTTACATTAGGTACAAGATCCATCATCTTAGTGGACTGATTAGTATTATGGAAATAAGCTTTATTAAATCCAGTTTCTAAATCTTGAGTATAAGTTCTAGTCTTATTATCTAACTTGTTAGCTTCTGTATCAAGCATTGTATATTCATGTTGATAAGAATTAAATCCATCTACTACAGAAGAATATTCTATTATGTAAGGGAAATAATCTCCAAAGTAAGTTTGATATTTACCTATATTAAATTGATGTATATCTGAATCTTTAGTAGCATAAATATTAAATCTATCAAACATATAAAGATGTGGAGTAAATGAATGGAAAGACAACCATTTCTTTTCCATAGGATCATAAGATAATGTCCAGGATTTATCAATACATTTTTCACCATTAAATGTTACTTTACCTTGTTCAGAAGGTAAGAAATCTCTTTTAGTTATTAATAATCTTTCATTCTTATAATCATAACCAATAGCATAACCAATACCTGTATCAGATTTTTGATCTACTTTACCAAAATTAGGATTTGCTTTAAGATATTCAAACTTAAGATTTTCTTTCATAAATTGTCTAACACCAAAATTAGATATTTCTTCTGGAGCTTGTCCATTAAAAGAATATATTCTACCAGCTTCTTCATCTATAAAGATATAACCAACAGCAGTATTAATACTACCATTAGGATATTTAATACCAGCATAACCTTCTAATACACCATCAGCAATAGGAATGGCAGCATTGATATAATTTCCTTGTCCTAATTCAATATTAACATCACCAAATTCTAATGTATTAGTTCCTACTTGTAAGTCAAGTATCATATCTGTACATGCAGCAAACATCTTTTGTCCTCTAATAATCATAGTAGTTATCTTACCATACTTAGAAGTTACATCTAAAATGTTATTGACTTTAAAGTTTCTCCATGCATCATTAGGTGCACCTATTAATTGTGGATTAGAATATATTATCTTGTTATTTGGTTCTGCTACACATAAACAAGTATTATAGTTTATTGGCATACCATAAGATAATTCTAATTCATTTTGAGAACTATAATTCCAATTATATTTATTATAATTGTCATGGAAATCTTTCTTAAATCCATCTCCTGGTCCTCCTTGTTTATCATTATAACATTGTTTTATACCTAAGAATTGTAAGAGATATGGACCAGCAAAGGTTTTTAATGCTATATATAAAAGTATAACAAAAATTATTGTAATTAATAATAGTACAATTTGTATAATAATAGATAATAAAGCACCTGCTATACCTCCACCACCATGAACATAACCTCCTAATTGAAGTAGTATATATAATGGAAAAATAATCTTAATTGCAAAGATTACAAATGTCATCCATATCTTTTGATATAAAGAAATTTCTGGATATTCCATATAGAACATATTAAGATACTTATCTTTCCATGCTACATTACCATAAAAAGATGAATCTAAATCATATCCTTTAGTATCAAAATAATTAATTTCTTTATCTTCTTCCTTACCTTTTATTCTTAATGGAACTGCAACTTCTGATTCTACCCAATAAATAATTTCTGTAGTTTGAAGTCCAGGGAAATATGTTTTTTTATTCTTAGCTGGATTACCATTAAATCCACTTTTACCATCCCAGTATCCTCCACCTTCTGCTGCTGAATCTCCATCAGGATCATTATTAAATCCTCTTAACCCATTACCATTTCTTGGATCTACCCTAATTGTTAAACCTGCAACTGGAATATTAGCACACAAGCCTAATGCCCAAGCTATTTTAGAACCAGTCATATTCTCTATTAACTTTTTAAGTCCTTTAGCTCCACCTTGTGCCTTACCACCTCTTTTACCTGGTCCTGTTTCTGGTGCAACACTTACTTCATTTGCAGCATCTTGAAAAGTTAAAGGATCTTTTATAAGAACTTCATCACCTACTAAATTGGATACATAAGTTGATTTAGAAAAAGAATAAGGAGTAATATAAACATCCCCACAAACACCAGTCATAGAACCATTAGAAATGTCTTGCCATGTTCCTGTAATACCAGTTTGTATGTAAGAAGCTTTTTCTAACCTTCCATATTGCCTTGCATTAGGTTGATATATACCAACATAATGTGCAGCAGCATTATATATTGGTTGATTATGAAACTTAATGTCTCCTAAAAAAGAAGCATCTTTAGTTCTATTACCAGCAGTATTACCTACTCCATTATATTGTCCTCCAGATAAACTATCAATTGATTTATTTAATCTTAAGAATTTATCAAGTTCTAAATAAACACAAGATTCTGAATCTCTATTTGTAAAAGTTTTAGAGAAGTTTTCCCCAGCTTTCATAGTTCTGTCAGCACCAACATATGATATATCTTTAATACATCTTGAAGCATCATCTGCTCCTTCTTTATCTATATGTGTATATTTATTTAAGTGTACAGCTCCTCTATATTTTTTTTGTCCTATCTTAGGAACATTTAATCCATTACCTTTTGTAAGTATTTGTTTAATACCTCCAATATTAGATAATTCAGGAGTACCTGGTTGATCTCCAGAAGCATATAATCCATGTCTCCAACCTTTACCATAAATTTCTAATTCTGGTATTAGTTTAGATCCTTTAATATAAGGTTTAGCAAATGCAGTTGTGGGACTATGAAAAGTATATCCAGCAACTTCAGAAACATATCCCGCATGTACTTTATTGGTAGTTGAGTTAATATGTCTATTAAACATTTCTAAACTATTAACTCCATTGTTAGGAAACATTGTTTTATCTCCATAAGAATCTCCCTCAAATGTTCCTAAAAGCAAACCTTTAGCAAGACAAGTCTTATTAGAAGCATCCCTTTTAATCATTACTATACTAAATGGTTTAGTACCACATAATGGTTTAGGAGTATTTGTTGGCGGAGTAATATTTTTTAAAGTTAATCCTATTGGATGTACATATCCTCTATCTAATTCATCATTTCCTGGTTCTTGTATATTTTGAACACCAGTCATATAAGATATATAATGTGGTATCTTTTCAGCAGATGGAGTTTTAAAAAATCTTATTCTTTCTCCTGCATCATCACCATAAATAAGTTCTCCATCACAATTTAAAGTAACAGGGTATGTTTCCATTGATTCTGCATATCCAAATTTACCAGTCATTACAACCATTGGAATACAATCTATTTCAGTACATCCATCTTCAGCATAAACTGGTTGACATGGTACATTAGAATCATGATCATTATTACCTGCTCCTGGATCTGTTGGATCATCTTTTTTTGGAACACATATTTTAGGTGGAGTTGTTTCACCATAATTTCTACATCTTCCTGGATGTATATCATCTGGATATTCTGGGTCTCCCTCTTCTAATTCAATACATATACAAGGTTCTTTACATCCTCCAACTCCAGGCTTACAAAATGTATTACCTGAATCACAAGCCTTCCAAGTTGGATCATCTATACAATCACAACCTTCTGGACAAATTCCATCTTGACATAATTGTCCTATACATAAAGGATTACTTCTTGTACTTAATCCAACTATATCATCTCCTTGTCCACCAGAATTATTAGAACCTTCATATTCAATATCTATTGTTCCTTGATTACCATCTCCATTACCTTTTCCTCCACATGGTGAACCTGATGGATCTCCATCTGTTCTAATTGCTATTTCTCCATTTTGAACTACTGTTCCTACAGTAAAACAACCTCCATTAATACATTCACATCCTGCTGGACATATAACTCCTGCACATGGATCTGGTGGTTCTGGTTCTCCAGTATTTTCTGTTGAATCAGCTATTGGTCCATCACAACAATCTCCACCAGCTATATCTTCTAATGTATCATCTTCATCACTAAGATTCTTTTCAGCTATTTTATTTACATCCTTTATTGCTTCTTCAGCTTCATCTTTAGCTTCTTGTCCCCATTCATCTATTGTTTTAAATGGTTCTTTAGTAGGAACAAAATTAGTATATACTTTTTCTGAAGCACCAGATTCTTGATAAGGATCCCCCCAACTTGAATGTGTAGATTCTATAATAGAAGTATCTTTATACTGCCATGCTTCTCTTGAACAATCTGAACAATCATCAGGAGAAATTGCACCATCTGAAGCAGATTTAGGTCTATTAATTAAAGGGAATACTACTGATTTTGTACCATCACAATAATTCCATTCTATACCAAACATGTAAGATTCATTTCTTAATAAGGAAGGGTATTTGTGAGCATCATCTACTCTAACCCTTCTTACAGAAAATCCTACTTCTATTTCACTTGCTTGTTTTTGATAATCTAAATTCCAATGATTATCTACATCAAATAATATTAATCTATTATCTTTTTGAATTAATCCTTTACCATTTATCCAATAATCTTCTTTAACTAAGATTTCAGCTAATGTAAGATCTCTTATCTCATCATTTTGTCCTCTATATTCTAAGGTTACACCATTTGAATTATAAGGTTGTTTATCATATATTAAATGTACTGTAGTCTTGTAATCAATAGTTTTGATTATAGCTACATCAATAAAATTATAATTTTGTGACAAACCATCTAATTTAATAGAAACATATTGATCTGATATTTCTCCAGCTTTATTATCTCCACCAAATATCTTAGTATGTTGTGATATAGTAAACCAATTGGTATTATTTGAATCTTCATCTGTTAATCTAACAACAGCTTGATAGATACCATTTTGTACTCCATATCCACCATTATCTACAGTTGATACTTTGACTCTTGGTGCACAATTACATTTAAATAATCTAAACTTATCACAAGTTTTATTATTTTTTAAATCTGGTTCATCAATATTAAGATATCTATATGTTCTATTATTAGACCAATATAAGACTACTTCATTACAAGGTTGTATTCTTTTAACTTCAATAGTAATCCATTCTTCATATCCAAATTCTAATTTACAAGAATGTTCTGTATCATTAAAATAAGTTTTATATGTACATTCATCTATATTTATTCCACCTATTTCTGAATTAGTACCATTATAAGAAAATACTATAAATTCATTTCTTTCAGGTATTTGAGTATACCCTCTTAATTTATAACCATCTGGTAAAGATGTACAAAGTTCTGTACCCTTTTCATTAGAGTATCCATATCTATTATATCTATCTGTACTTTTAGTACCATTTAATACATAAGAAAGTGTATTAGGTGGAGCTAAAGAAGGATGTGAATCCATCCATAGATTTTCAAATATATTTTGACTTTGTTTCTTTTCCAATTTGCTTATAATTTAATCAAAGGATATGATACACCAACACCTATAAAATAATCTATCTTATTAGATGCAAGAACATATCCTACTCCTATTTGTGGTCCTATTACTATGTTATATCTCTTAGAAGGTTTCATATATGTTTTTAAAACTCCAATATCTGAATTTGGATTAGATGAATACACATCTACTTCCAATCTTGGTTTAAATATTCCTTTTTCTCTAACTTGCACTACATAATCAGATTTAACATTAATGTCTAATTTAATAGAATCTGGTTGAGTTCTTGATATAAATCCTTTCATCCAAGCAGTATTAATATATGTACTATCTTTAAAAACACCTTCTAATCTAGTATTAGTATTTATAAAAGTAGCTACTTCAGTTCTATTATCTACAGCTTTTTGTAAAGCTATTATTCCTGGATCATTACTTTTAATACTCTTAAATGTTTTTAAATCTGTTTCAATTACACCAGTACTAAAAGTTTTAGTTCCATCCTTATGTACTAAAACAGAAATAGAGTCATTTAAATTAATTAATGACTCTTGATTTAATTTTGTTTCTCTACATTGTTTCAACCATAAACTACAAAAGATTAAAACCAATACAATGTATATTACATCCCTGTACTTATACAGTATATGGTTGGTATTCATCAGTTTTATATCTATTTAAATTTATTTCACTATGATAATTTGGAATTAATTTATTCCAATGATTTTTAATAAAAGCCTCAAACTCATCAGGTGAAGGGAATTCTAATTGTGCTCTTGCAATCTTGATATCTCTTTCTGCTTGTTGTGACATATCTCCCCAGAATGCTCTATCTCCTTGTGTTTTATTTTTAGTATATTCTTGTAATGCCATTCTTTCTAACATATAAGAAGTCACAGCTCTATATGCAATAGGATGATCAGGTATCATAAGATAACCATTTTCATCTACTGGTTCAGATCTATAAGATAGAAGTATTTCTCCTTTCTTAAAGCTAGTTTCTATTCTACCTCCTTGTATCATATATTCATCTCTATTAGATGTAGAAGGTAATCTACAATCATCATTAGTTTGAGATTTCATTAAATGAAAATTATTAGTAGAATATCTTAATATCTGAAATTCAGATATAGATTGTGGACATTTCTTAGTAGCTGTACTAAATTCACCATTATAGTGTCTTGTTCCTTCATACTGTAATCCAGGATGTGCATCTATCCAATTACCATCAGCTGTTACTATTACTGGTGCAATAGCACAATCACATGGACCATTCATATGGCATTTAGGACATTCTTTAGTTATCTTTAATTTACAACCAGATCCAAAACATCCCTGTGTCCATTCTATAATTTCTTCTCTTGTACAATGACCTTTAGGTTCTTTTCTATAAAGAATTTGTTCTACAGCCTTATAACCTTTAGGAAGATTAGCATGAAAGTTTTCTACTTCAAGAACTATAATTCTAAGATCAGCAATAGAACCTGTAGAGATCCTCTCTATACCATCATTAGCTACAGAAGTTAACATAGTCCTATTGATCTCACCCAGTTGAGGAGCAAGTTTAAGATACTCTGATACAACAGATTCTATATTTGCATATTCTATATTCATACAGAGCCAACAGTTTTATAGTCTTTATTGTTCCTTGCACAATCTTTAATCCATTGTGCTAATCCTCTTGATCCTATTTCTCTCTTTATTTCATCTCTAATAGGTTTGAAATAATATATATTTTTGTTCTTAAAAATAGCATTTTTCTTAGACCATTTAAAACTAAAACTTTTATTAAAAGTATGGAAGTTTCTATATGGTTGTTTTATCCCTGTCTTCTTAAATAAACCATAATCTAAACACTTCTTAGATGTTTCTTTCATTCCTATGTATATAGTACCTAAAGCATATGGTAATTGACATATATAAGTTTCTCTTATTATTGCCAATGAAAGTTTCCATAAGAATAACTTACAGATATTTTCATATGTACTTCTATCACAATGTTCATATTTCTTAGAGAAATCTTTTACAGTTATTGTCCTACTCATTATGGTCTTTTAGATGAATCTGGTTCATTATTATTAAATAATTCTGGTTGTGTAGTAGACTTAATTTTGATAAGTTTATCAAATACCATCTCATATAAAATAGGTAATAATTCTTCATCTATTACAAACTCTTTATCTAAAGGACCACATATATGTATTGATTCACCACAATTAGGAAAAGCTAAAACTTCTAAATTATCTACTGGTATAAGTGTTGCAGATACTATCTCTTTATCATTATCTGAATAAATATAAAGATAAGCTAACTCTCCAAATGTTTTAATAGTATAATAAGGTTTAGTTCTTTCAAATGTAAATCTACTTTTTAATCTATCTTCGAATTCATCCCATCTTAAATACTCATAAGTTTTATTACCCAGGATTGAAGTTACAGATTGATAAACTCCAGTAACATCATTTGGTATTACTTCTTTAGATCTGAGGAACTCACAACCACTAGCAGGAATACAAGGACATTCAGACATATCTATCTTCTCTAATTCTATACATTTAAGTGTAGCATAAGAAGATCTTGATATTGGTAATTTCTTTTGTTTTTTATCCCAAAGTAATCTTGTTCTATAAAGCTTAAGATAGTAATAAATAAGTCTATGTGACCATTCTTTATCTTGAGATATTTCACCTTGTCTATCAGATGCCATCTCTATCCATGCATTTATTACCTGTCTATTTGTTCTCATAATACTTGTATAACTTGTTGCTTATCATTAAAAACAAACATAATTGCATACTTGTTCCTTATCTCTTGAATAACATAATTAGTATATTCATTAAAAGATATTCCTAATTGAACAAGCTTATGTTGTATCATCATTAAGAACTGTTGAAAGTATATATGTGATCTCTTCTCTAAATTAGAATGTTCAAGATACTCCTGAAACAGAATACCTTGAACATTATTATCTTTAAACATTTGAACTAGTGCATCTCTATTCAAAATATACTTCTTTTTTAATTATTTCTCTTTTGTTCTCTTCAATTATATCATAAGATACTCCAGGTCTATTAGGACCAAAGTTAGTATGTATCCATTCAGTGCCTCCAAAGAAGGATAGAGTTGATTTATATCTTATCTTATATCCTTGTTGATCAGATAGTTGATGTAAATCTCCCTTAACTAAATGTATAAAGTCTCCTTTAAGTTTCTTAGCATCAATATATCTTTGTAAATATAATTCTGTCTTAGTATCCATAACTAAAGGTAATCCATTCTTCATATGCTTTTCATCTTTACCATGAGTTAACATGTAAGCATGTCTACCATAAGTAAAATGTGTAATAAAGTCAGCAGTAATATAAGTCTGAATCTCTGGATATTTAGCATTTAAGTAAATTTCCAAAGCTCTCTGAGCTGTATAACCAAAGCTACCATCATGATTACTATTAGATAATGCAATGAAACTCAAATTATTAGTTATATTTAAACTAACTATTGTATCTATAAACTCTTTAAAACATCTGAAATAAACATCAAATTGTTCTCTATTTCCCATGTTTTGATCTAATGTATGTCCTCCTCTGGTTGTATTTTTATTATAACCATCTAAAGAATCACCCATATCATTGATAACAAGTCTATCAAAAGGACCATATACTTGATAGTCCAACCATAATTCTTGTACCAATCTTTGAAATCTTGCTTTGACAACTTCCTCATTATAAACATTTTCTGACATTAATGTTCCTCCTACTGCACCAATATGAATATCAGAGATAGGTAACACAATGCATCTCTTAGTATCTAATTGATGTTTCACTAGTGTTAATGTTTGAATGCCAGAAACAGCATTTTTAAAGCTATCTAATAGTTGTTTTTGAGTATCTTCTGCTATTACAGAATCATCAACTTCATATGAATGTAGTGTTTCCACAATACCTCCTTTTCTTTGAACTTCCCAGGCTTTCTTTAATTTAAGATTCTGGTATGGTCCACTAGGTTGTGGTTTAAGTGTTTCTCTTTTCCATAGAGTTCTAATAGTATCACCTAAAGAATTATTGTAATCTTGTGAGTCTTTGGGATACTTAGAATTTACAGAAATTTCAAATCTTTTAGCTAGATCAACCCAAGTTTCAGAATCTAGTTTTCCATTGTTCCTTTTCAAGTGATCAATCAGTTCAGATTTACCCATAATATATTTTATTTGATTTATAATAATGTACTGTAATCATATGTGATTACATAAAGAAATGTAAAGATAATAATTATTTCTAACAAAATTGATAGAATTTCAATAATTATTTCTTTCATCTGGCTTTCAGCTCAGTTATTTCTGCTTTAAGGTTACCAATTTCTCTAGTGGCATTGTTTAATGCTGAAATAATCAGAGTATTGGCTTCAGTTTGGTTGTATTCTTCTTTGGTATTACCAGCATCATTGATATCAAAAGTAGAATTAAAATTACCTGTACCTGTACTGTCAATAACAACTCTTTTTATAAGTTCTATATTCCCACAAGTAGTAGTTAAAAATACTTTAAATGTTGCTGTAGCTGGAAATCTATCTACTGGAACTGATACACCACCTACTTCTTTCTTAGAATCAAGTATATTAACTGGTCCATAAGTTGCTTTACCAACAATAAGGGTATTAACACCAATATTACTAGCAATAGAAGGTAAATTTTGTAAGGTTTCATTAAGGTCATAAGTCAGTTCTATACCATTAATACCAGGCTTAATAGAGTATTTAAAGTTTCTATTTACTATTTCTGAAGAGCATGGAGATACTTTACCTGTAAGATTAAGAAGAGTTCCTGAAACTTTAACTTCATCAGTTGTCTTACCTATATTTTGTACTGGAGTTGTAGCCTTAACTAATTGTTTAATTAATTGAGTTACAACAGTTTTCATAGAGGTATTATTCTCTATACCAAAATCAGGAAAATCCCCTCCAGTCCACACTGATGCAGAATCTGGAGAGGGATTAATATTTTTATTACAATCTTTACAATTCATTTATTATGAGTTTATCTCTACAAAACTAGTTACAACTCTACCTGATAGTGTAGTATCTGCATAACCAGCTCCACAAGTATCTACATTTCCTAATTCTGCAATTGCTGTTAATTTAAAGCAATAAGGAGCATTATTAAGTTTTAATACTGTTCCTACAGCTGTTAAAAACATTGAGTTATAAGGAGCTGGCATTGTAGCAAGTCTTAAATTAGCTTGTGTAGCAACATCTGCTAAAGTAGCAAGTATAGTTCTTCCTGCATCTGGTCCACCAAACACTGTATCTGCAACTATCTGTGCAGCACAACCAGAAGTATTTTTAATGAAATATTCTTGTGTACCATTATAAACAGATCCTGGTGCATAACAAGGCATTGTATTAAATGCTCCAGCTGAGTTATTACTCCATATGTTAGCTTTCCTTAAAGTTGGGAAAGAAGGACATCCTGGATTAACACAACCAGTTATATATTCAGTGATTGTTAAATCTGTAAGTAAAGCAAATTCTTTAGATGCATATGATACAATTGGTTGATTCACATCAACTGAATTATATGGTGTGCTTCCACAGCATGTACCAGAAGTTAATGTTAATACTAATGTATCTACAGCTGAAGTACAAGGTCCAGCTCCATCATTATCATTAACTGTTAGAGTTAATGTAACAGAACCAGCAGTAACATCTGAAACAGATGGTGTATATGTAGTAGCTGCAAGTAAAGGATTAGCAAAACTACCTGAACCTGAAGTAGTCCATATTAAACCATTGGTATCAAATGACACAACACCATTTAAACTAACTGGAGTAATACCATTTGATGTTTGATCTATCCCAGCATTTGCGGTAGGTTGAGTACTACATCCACAAAACTGTTTAATTATTTGCTTCTGTGTTTCAAAAGGACAACCAAATTCATTTATTCCTGTAGCTTTTACAATTAATCCACTTGTAACATCAGCCATAGTTAATGTTATTGCTGGAGTTACAGTTGGGAAAGTTAATCCACCAGAATAGCTTCCTGGATTTATTAATTCCCAAGTCAATTGTCCAGAAGGAAAAACAAAACTTGAAATTAATGTTAACTGTGTAACACTATTGCAAACAATTAATGTATCTCCAGTATCTGTTATTCCACCTGAGTTAGCTGATATAATTCCAAATGATGTAGGATTATTTACTTGTACTGTTAATGTGTTAGATAATACTATACAACCTTCAGCATCTGTAATCTCCAAGAAATAATCTCCTGTTTGAGCAGGAATATAACCAGGTGTTGTTCCAGTAGTCCAAACTCCAGGGAAAGCTACTTGTTTCCATTTATATTGATATGGAGCTACTCCACCAACTATTACAGCTGATAAAGTCATAGATCCTCCAAGACAAACAGAAGAAGGTGAAGCACTAATTGTTACTAATATATCACAACCACATCCATCAACAATTATTGTTTCAGTAAGTGTACATGCTCCTGTACCATAAGTTACAACAATAGATCCTATTCCAGAAGATACAGACAATGTATTAGTAGGAGATCCACCATTATACACTACATTCTGATTAAATATAAATGTTCTTGTTGAAGATGTTCCATTACAATCATCTGTCCAAGTTAATTCTCCAGGTCCAGGAGTAAGTGTAATATTAACAGTTGATGTCTGAGTAGTATTAGTACAAGTTCCTAAACTAACATCATCTAAATAATAAGATGTATTAGCTGTAGGATTGACTATTAATGTAGAAGGCAAACTAACTTGTTGTAAAAGAACTCCATTTTGATATAAATTAGCTGTTGCACCATTAGGTCCTCCAAAAGTTAATGTTACTTCTTCTCCACTACAGATAGTATTATCACTAACTGATATTGTACCAACTGGCTGACTTATATTTGTTGCAGTTACAGTAGTATTAATAGTTGCTATACAACCATTTAATGCTACAGAAACTAATTTTACTGTCTTGGTAGCAGTTGTATTTATTACAAATGGACTTCCAAGAACTTTAGTCTTATTCACCCCATCTTCCACATATGTAACTGTTGCACCTTGTGTACCAGTAATTGTTATTTGTCCTGTTTGACCAGTACAAAAATCACCAGCTGTTATAGATGCTTCTGGATTAATATCACAATTACATTCATTATATGTTTTTTTAGTTTTACAACCATCAGAGAATATAAATGTAATTTCAGTAGATAATCCTTTAGTTAAATATAAAGTAAACACCCCTCCCACTAAAGTAAATGAATTAGCTCCAGTTACATTTTGTATTGTAAATCCACCTTGATTAGCATTAACCTTAACAGTATATTCATTACCTATTAAAGAACAATCAATTGTATCAACAATAGTTCTAGGAGTAAGAGGATTAATAGGAATTTTAATATTACATTTATTCCCATGATTCATTCTTATTTCAGCAGTCTTAATCTCTTCATCATTTAATGTAAAGAAGAAGTTATTACTAAACATTGGTTCAGTAGTGTATCTGTCATTACCACTAGCTGATGTATCATATACAACCATTCCTCCAACTTGAGCATTATGCACAAAGGATTTGAATAGTTTACCATTTATCCATAATTGGTAAATAGTTTGAACTGCATCAGGAATAGTGTATCCTGCTTTTTGATGAGGTCTAATATCCTGATTAACATCACATGGAACAAAAGGACCTGAAAGCTTAATACCTGTATGACAAGCATTTAATGTAGAACCTATTGTTTTAGGATTACAGAAATAAACATCATCTAAACCTGCATCTTCTACACAACCACAATCTGTTTTAACTAACCAATTATATCCAGACCATAATTCTCCTTCCTGTCCAACTAATGGATATTTGCCTTTAGGATTTATTTGATCTAATCCAAATAAAGTATCAGTATATTTACCTCCTTGTTGTGGAACATATAAACTTCTGAATTTATCAGCTGCATCAAATGCTTGATCTTTAGATTTATACCAAGTTAATCTTGGATCTCTTGTGTTAGACGATGTTATTGTTGTTATTTTACTTTTAGGAGTAATATAATCAGCATTATATGCTGTTGTTCCTTCTATTTTATATACAGCTATATCTTTAGGTGCTTTATATATACAACCATTAGCAAAAACTAAATCTGAAGTTTGTTTAAATGAAATTTCAAATCCTGTTACAATATCAGTTGTTTGAGCATTTGAAGATCCAGACAATATATCTCCAATATATCCTAAATTATATGGAATACCATAGTTAAACATAGTCCAATCTTTACCAGCCATATTAACTGTAGATGTCCATTTTGTTTCACCATTACTAATAAATGTACCAGTTGTTGTATTTACAGTTTTATGCTTTCTTATAAGAATACTTTGAATATTTCCAGACAATGGTAAATCATTGTCTGATATATTTGGATTCGTTATATCACCAAGTTTTGGAGAATCAGGCTTATTACCTTTTCTAAGTTCTAATTCTATCTCACCTATCGCATATATTTTTTTAATAGTATATATAGATAATACAGGACAAGCACAACCTTCTTTTAAAGTAAGTTCTGCTTTAAGATCACAAGAATCATCTATTTTTTTAAGTGTAAGAGTATCTTTACAGTCATTATCTGGATCATCTCCACAAGTACCTGAAATACACTTACAACCTGGATGATTAGCACAATCATCACAAGAATAATTAGAACAATCTTTACATATACCTTTATCACAAGTACAACCTTGTTGACAATTAGCTGATGTTACACAAGGTTTATCATTACATCCTTCTGATTTAGAACATGTATTTCCATTACATTTACATCCTAGTATTTGAGAACATAAACTTGGATTAGTAGCACAGTTAACTGAATTACATGGAACACACTCTCCATTTAAACATCCACAACCTGGACCACAATCTCCACCATTTACACAAGTTCCAACACAAGGTTTAGGTTTACAAGTACCATTATCACAATAGCAACCTGGTCCACAATCTGTATTTAAAGCACAAGGTCCTGAACATGGAGAACAGTAACATTTACCACCAGAAGTAGGAATACAAGCATTAGCTGTATTACAAGTAGGATTATTACAATCACATTCTGGTACACAACTATCTCCTACACAAATATACCCATCAGGACATACTCTAGGAACACATTGACCATTAACACAGTCCATACATTCAGGACAAGGAGTGTTAGGATCACATGGTGGTTTAGGATCACAATTACCTGTTATTGGATTATATACTGCTGAATCTTTACAACATAAACATTGTCCATCATAACAGCATTGATTAGGTCCACAATCTCCATTACCATTACATCCAATACAATCACATGTATTTGGATCTACTACTCCTGAAGCACATATTTTTTGTGCCCAAGATCCACCTAAACAAATTAAACATGGATTGTTAGGATTAATATCTCCTACTATACAATCTACACATTTACCTGTTACTGGATCATATTTACCTTGTGGACATTGACATTCTCCTTGAATACATATTTGATCTCCAGGACAAGGTACTTCATCATTACATTGTACACAATCTCCTGTAATAGGATCACATGTATCACATAAAGGAATACATTCTCCATTAATACAAACATGACATGGAGGACAATCATTTGGTCCTGTACAAAAACACAATGTCTTATCTATGATAGGACAATTGGTACAACCTGGACATTCTATTGAATATCTTACACATGGATTACAATTCTCCATGTCATCATCAATAGAAAATTCTACTCCATTTTTTAATGTTTTTCCATCAACTACCTTATCTGGTAAATGACAAACAAGTGTAACACAAGGACTTAATATTTCCCATCTTACAATAGCATTACTGCATGGCAATCCATCCTTTAATATTTCTCCTAAATAGTACTTTATAGTCCTCATTAAATTATATTAAATTTATTTCTTTTAAATCATTTATTAGTTCCTCTTGTAATGTTGGATTAAACTTCAAATCACAAACAGGATAGTTATTATTATTTACTGTCAAGATGCATTTATCTGACTCAATTTTTGGTTCAATAATCATATTACAACCAATTATCTCTTTGATTAGTTCATGTGTTAAATTACATTGTCTAAGTTCTGAGTATGTATCAAATGTTATATTACATTGAGTTAAACTATCATAGTCTATTCTACTTCCTTCAACTGTTAGTTTATAATCAGAAGGTAATTTATATTCCCATTCTGGTAAAGCTGCATGTTCTGGATCAGATAATGCCCAAGCATCATAATTAGAATTATCTATAACTAAAGAAGGTTCAGAATCTAAAACACATAATGAAATCTGATCTTTAATAGTTTCTATTATCTTATTTAATTCTGCTTTTTTAAGATCTACCTTACCACCATTATTAACTTTCTCTTTATATCTTTTAAGAAATCTTATATATACATTATTAATTAATGGTATATCCATAGTGAAACAAGACTTAAAATCATACTTAATAGTATCCATCCATCCATTAGCATTAATAAGAATATGATACTCTAATTGATCAATTAAAATATCTATTTCTTCTAATGAAAAAACATAACAGTTGGAGCAAAATTCTTTACAGCAATCTCCACAGTTTCTAGCATGTATTAATTTATTTCTATAATACATTATGTTAATAATTCTTCTGGTATTTCAACATTCTTCCAACTTCTTCTTTTTATTAAATCAGATATAGTACCTGGATGTACACCAAAATATTCACTAATTTCAACAAATGAATAACCTTCTTTTTTTAATTCAAAAGCTTTAATAACTTTATCTTTATTCATTATATTAAATTGATTTCTTTTTTGTTTATAATTAATAAGTTCTTCTGGAATTATTACATTTTTCCAAGTTATTCTATTTAAAATAGATTCAATAGTAACTCTATTAACTTTATATTTTTTAGATATGTCAGAAATTTTTATATCATTCTTATATAATTTAAAAATTTCAATAATATTTTCATTTTTTATAGTACATGTTGTATTAATATGATTTAAATACATTTCTGGTATTTCTATATGTCTCCAAGATTTTCTTTGCAATACAATTTTTATAGCAACCCTTGATATATTATATATTTTTGCTATTTTTCTATGACCTAATCCTTCTTTATTTAAAATAAAAATATTTAATATATCCTCATCCTTCAATTTAGATGCTCCTGAATTTTTTCCTTTAGGAGCATTCATTAGTCCCATATCATAAGCATGTTTAATATTCATTTGGGCAGTACACCACTCTAAATTAATTATATTATTATTTTTTTTATTACCATCTATATGATTAACATAAGGATAATTATTTGGATTAGGTATAAATGCTAAAGCAATGAGTCTATGTATCTTAAAAGTTTTAAGTTTATTATTTTTTGAAAGTGAAATTTGTTTATATTCTTTATTGTTTTCACTAACAACCATTATTTTACCTTTTTTAAAAGACAACTTATTATTAATTGTTATAAATCTATCTAATGA